TATGGGAATATCTCCTGAAGAGATTATTCAAGAACTTCAGCAAATGGATCCTCAAGAACAAAAACAAGCTATTGATCAAATGGCTCAAGAGTTACAAGGAGGTCAACAACAAGCACAAGAATCAATGCAACAAATGTCACCTGAACAAATGATGCAGATGGGTGGTGCTAATAATATATACACACCAGATACTGGTACAGAACAATATGCTCCAGATCCATCTTGGTATGATGGAGGTGATAGAGTAGCTGCACCAGGTAATGTTGTTTCATGGCCTTCATTCCCTGAAGGTGGTAGACCAATGAGAAGAAATATTCCTAATGGAACTGCTACTAGAGAAAGTATACCTAATGAATCAGGAAGAGAAATAACAGATACATTAAGAGTGCCTGGTGGTGTACCTAGAAGAACAGGTACTTCTACATTTTATAGAAATCCTTCTGCACCAGAACAAGAGTATGATGACTCTAGTTATGATTATGAAGATGATTATAATCCAGTAAGAAGAGTACCATTTTTAGAAAATGTAGCAGATCGTGTTGGTGATGGTTTTGATAATGTTGGTGACTTCTTTAAAAGATTAAAAAGAAAAAGAAGAGGTGGGAGAGGAAGAAGAAGAGGTAATGGTTTATTAAATTGTAAACCAGGAACTAACTGTTTTAAATTCCAAGAAGGTGGTGATTCTAATGGTCAGTTGGCTAGTGATATGTCTAAACCAGAATCTAAGCTTCAAGCTTTTTTAGAATTAGCTCAAGGTTATGGTCAGCAGAATTATGATAAAGCATTAGAAAAAGATGTTTATAGTGATATTAAAAATTTTCAATCAGGTGGCACTACTCAAAATGAAGATGGTTCTTCATTTTATGATTATGGTAGTGGTTACAATCCTAATAAATTAGCTGCAGCAGGTAAATTTCAATCTAATGCTAATCAGTTTAAAGCTAAAGGAGATACATTTGGTGCATTTGCAAATTTAGCACAAAGTGCTGCAAATACAGTAGGAAAAGCAGCAAGTAAAGCTATTGAAGTTGCTAAAGTTGCAGCACCGATAGCAGCAAATATTGCTGCTCCTGGTAGTGGAATGATAGTAAAAGCTGGAATGAATGCAATGGATAAACCTAAAGGTGGAACTGGTGCAGCACCAGCTACTGGAGGTGGGGGTGGAGGTAATCCATTAGGAGCATTAAGTGGTGTATTAGGTGGTGGAGGTGCAGGAGCAGCTGGAAGTGGCGCAGCAGGAGCAGCAGCAGGAGGATTTGATCCTTCTGCATTATTATCATTTCTTGGTAAGTACGGTGGAAATGTACCAACTGCACAAAATGGAGGTATACTTGGAAAAGTATTACCTATGGCAGCTGGAGCACTTGGTACTATGTTTGCAGGTCCAGTAGGTGGAATAGCAGCAAAAACAGCAGTATCAGGAATAACTGGTGGAGGAAAATCAGGTGGTGGAGGTGGTGGATTTGATCCAACAGCATTAATATCAATGTTAGCTAAACATGGCGGTAGTTTACCAAGATATCAATCTGATGTATTAACTGGACAATTTAATTCTGGTATTGGTTCTTTTGGTAATTCACCTGCATGGAATTTTGGTAATACTGGTGTAGATAATTATCTACAAGATTTTAATGCTGCATATCCTAATAACCCAATGGGACCGCAATCAAAACCAGCTCCAGTTCAAAATACTAAAATGGCTGATCAATCATTAAACACACCTATTGATTTTGGTCCACAAGATGATCCAATTACAAGTAATGCAACCAATCCAAATAAAGATAAAGAGCTTACTACAGGACCAACTTTTATTCCACCTAAAACAAAAAATAATATGCCAGGTATGGGTTCCGCTATTTCTGGTTTTATTGGTGCAATGGGTAATGCTGGTAAAGCTAAGAAAGCACAAAATCAGGCTGATATGGCATTACTTTCTGATAATTTATTTGATGCTAATTATGGTAGTAGAGGTGATTATGTAACTAATACACAACCAGGTACTGCTAATTTTAGACCAGATCAAAATATACCAATGGGTTATAATGCTAGTGAGTTTGGTAAATATGGTATGCAGTTAGCTAAAGTAGGAACTCAAGTACAGAATCCTTACATGTCTAATCCTTACTCACATCCAGAAGCTATTCTTTATGGTGAACCAGAACGTGAAGTATCTAATACATTAAAGCCAGTTAAAAGAGAACTTGCTAATCTAGAAGCTGAAGTTGGTGAAGTAGCAGTAACTCCTGGTGGAGCAGATGGTATACCTAAATTCTTTAAGATAGGTGGTAAGAATCACTATGCTGGTGGTACACCATTAAGTCTTCCTGAGAATACATTTATATTCTCTAAGACTAGATCTATGATTATCAAAGATCCTAAGATTCTTAAAGAATTAACAGGTTCTACTAAACCAGCATCACCTGCGGATTTAGCTAAAAGATTTGATTATTCAGATTATATAGGAGTACTTCAAAATGAAAACTCTGATCCAGTAGAAAGAAAAACTGCTCAGATGATGGTTGAAAGTATGATTTATAAATTAGGTCAGATTGCTATTATACAAGAAGCTAAGAAAGGATTCCCTAGTGGTATTCCATTAATTGCTGGTCCATACTTAGAGAAAGCAGGTATTGATCCACAAATGTTATTGCCTGAATCAGCAGATCCTGAACAAGAAGATCCTGAAATGCAACAACAAATGGATCCAGCTATGCAGGAACAAATGATGCAACAGCAGATGGATCCAAGAATGATGCAAGAGCAAATGGAACCAATGCCTGAACAAATGGGTCAACCTGCTATGAGAAATGGTGGACCTTATAAAAATACAGGATATGATGATATCCCTGAAACTCGTAAAGACATTGAACGTAGATTAATCAATGAAGCTAGAGGAAGGATCACTGATATTGATGGTGGAGTTAATGGTGCAGATTATTGGCAACAAAGATTTAAAGCAGAAGGTATAGACAACCCTTATGAAATTATAAGAGGTTTACAACCTAAACCATTTAGTCAAAGTAGACAAGCTAATATGCTTGAACAATTCTTTCCTCAGTATCAAGAAGAACGTGATTCTAGAGATCCTAGATATATGATGGATTATGAAACTTTAAGTAGTCGTAGACCTTCTTATGAGGAATATGCATATGGTGGTTCTAATTTAGAAAGATATCAAAAGAAAGGTCAAGTTTCAAATAGTGCACTTCTTAATAGAATTTCTAAAGATATTAAAACATATCCTCGTAAAATTAATAGTGTAGACTCTTTACCTAAATTTCGTACTTGGGATAATGAAGTGCCAAGAGACAGTAGTAGTTCCGATAACTATAAACCTAAATTTAAAATAACACCTTATAAAATAGGCGGTACTAATATAATGGGTGGTCCAATATTACCTATATATCAAGGAGGTAACCAAGTAGATAGAAATCCTATTCAACAAATTGGTTCATTACTTACAGGTAGAGGTAATGTTAAAAATAATGATAATGAACCTACAGGTTATTGGGATAGAGTTGGTAAAAATTGGAGTAATGTTGAATTTAGTAGTGATTGGAATGATCCAAGAGAGGATCCAAGAGCTATGCAATCATTAAAAGAATTAATACCTTTTAATGGTTCAGATGGCGTATTGGATTATTTTGGTAATATGTTTACTCTTCCACAAAAAACTGGTAATTATTTGTTAACTGGTTTATTTGAGTCTCCTAGTACTACTGTTTCAAGAAATTCACAAATGAGCGAAGGAGAAAAACTAGGATTAGATATTGTTACAGATCCTATGATTATTCCAGAAATACCATATGCAATTGGAAAAGGACTTTATAAAGGAGCTGCTGCAGGTTTTAAAGCAGCAGTACCAGTTGCTCAAAAAGCAGCACTTAATACAGCGTTAGCGGGTATGCGTGTAGCTGAGTTGACAACTCAATTAGCTGCAAAATATGGTCCTAAATTAATAGAATTAGCATCTAAATATATTGGAAAAATACCACCAGAAAGAATGGTATTAGTTGCTTCAAGAGTTTCTCAAGCTATTACACAAGCTAATAATAATAGAACTCCTATTGATCTAGATATATTATTTCAAAAAGAAATGGATAAAGAACTAAAACTTAATAAACCAGCTTCTACTCCTAAAACATTAGTTAAACCTAAAGCTCCAGCTTCTGCCCCAGCTTCTGCTAGAACAGTTCAACAAGCACCTAAACCAGCTATTGTAACTAAATCGGCTCCAGTTCAACAAAAATCATCTAGTCCTGCTCCAACTAAATCTAAGAGTAGTAGTACAAAAACTACTACTCCTACAACAAGTTTAAATTCAGGATTAATGAAACTTAAATCAGAAGAAGTAATTTGGGAAAAAGAATAATGAAAAAGTTAAGGAAATATCAAATAGATGGTGAGTTCTCTAATATGAAAGAACTCAAAGGGGTTACTGAACCTTTTAGAGATTCCCATTGGTATGATAAAACTAGAACACCTAGTTATATTGATGAATATGATGACTATTTAGCAAAATATAGTAGACGTAATCAATATGGTTCTTATAATTTATATGATTTTTATAATCAACCTATTAATTCATTTGATCCTAATTTTTTAAATCAAGTTATTAATTTAACCAATAAAGTATATAGTCCAGAATTATATTCTGAACAAGGTCATGATATTTATGATAAATATTATGGTAATAAAATTGAATTTAAGGAGACAGATAATAATGATGATAATTTAATACATAATATATTTCAGAATCATAACTATAATGCTCAATATAAAAATGTAAATGGTCAAACAGATTGGGAAAAAGGTAATTGTTATATTGATTCTAATGGGTATAGAATATGTGGATATAATCCTTATCAATTAGGTAATAAAAATACTGATTTTGAAACCATTAATAAATATAAGAATGATGCAGCAAGGAGAACTTATCAAATTGCAACTAGGGACTTTACACCATATGACTTTGAAGGAATGCTTAATCAACCTAAGAGTTATAGAATGGCTGATGAATCTGAAAATACTCCAATAGGATATGGTCCAGAAAATCTTTTTGTATTACCTAATAAAAGTATTGAAGAAAAACCAAGAACAACCAGTATAGAAGGTTTATATAGAAAAGAAATTAATGAGCTACCTTCACAAAATATTGCAGTACCAGATATTAATAGAAATGTTCAACCTTTACCAGAAGTAAAACCAGTAAGAGAACCTAGAACAATGAAATTAACTCCTCAAGAGGAAGCTGAATTCTTTAAAAAGAATAATATACAACCTATCCCAAAAAATAAAACAAGGAAGTTAACACCAGCAGAAGAAATTGAATTTAAAAAGAAATATAATATAAAATAAAAACTATGTATACTCCATATAACATGTTTTATCCAGAGCTTCCTAAAGCTCAAGGAGGTGTTCAAGTTCCACCTGATAATGATACTCCAATTGTAGGAGATAAAATAGAAATGGGAGATGGCTCTATTTATGTTTACACTCAAAATGCAGATGGAACATTTGGTTATGTTCCTGAGAATGCTACTCAAGCATCTGCTAATGCTGTAGTTGTAAATCAAAGTCCTTCTGCTGTAACACAAAATGTAGGTGCTCCTACTGGTAAACCACCAATAGGTTCAGTTATTGAAGTTGATGGTCAATTAGGTAGAGTAACTGGATATGATGAATCTACTGGTAAACCAAAATTAAAAAAAGTATCTAATGATGATCCTTATTTCTTAAAAGGATCACAAAGAGATTATACAAGTGATTACAATGAACTTGAAACTGCATTGAGTGATCCTGAAGTAAAAGAAGCTTTATGGAAAGAATATCAAAAAACTAAAAGCTCTTATAAAGTTAAAGGAAAAGGTTCTGCATACAAGAATGTAAAAGATGCTGATGAGTTAGTCAAAAGATTTTTAAAGACTCAAAGAGCTATTATGATTCTTAATTCTAAAACTTCTGAAGATGAATTTAAAGATTTAAATCTAGATGCTAATAAAGCAAATAGAGATAGAATACTAGGAGAATATGGTATAGATGAAACAGATTTAACAGCATTTCAAAAAACTTTTTATGATTTAAAAGATTTGTCTGTAGATAATACTGTTCCTAAAAATGTTAGAACTAAACTAGATCAATTTAACTGGACTGGTTCAGGTCCTGTTGATCCAGATGATTCTGAATCATTAGCTAATAAAAAAGGTGCTGGTAATATAAGTTTTATAGATGCAATATTTGGTGATAATACATCAAGACAAATAGCTACTACAAAACAAAAAACACCACCTCCTCCTAATAAAGATTGTCCTCCAGGACAAAAACGTAATCCAGTTACTGGTTTATGTGAGGATATAAACACTGGTGGTGATATACCAGTAGGTGGAGTAGGTAAAAAAGGTAAAATACCAGAAGTTGGTTGGTTTCCTCAAGATAGAAATAATCTATATGGAGCACTAGCAGATTGGACAGGGACTAAAAAATATATGCCTTGGATGCCAGAAGCAGACTTTGCAAATTATGATCCCACATTTTATGATCCTTCTAGAGCACTAGCTAATATAAATGAACAAACTAATATAGGTGTTCAAGGAATGAATGCTTATAGTAATCCTCAAGCGTATGTAGCTGGTTATAATCAAATGCAAGGTAGAGCTGCTGAACAAGCTGCTAACACTTTAGGTCAATATGAAAATTTAAATGTTGGTGTAGCTAATGATGCTGCTAAGTATAATGCTGAAGTAGATACTAAACAAGCGTTATATAATGCTCAGAAGACTGGTAACTACTATGATCAAATTACTACAGCAAATCAACAGTTTGATAATTCTAGAAATTTAGCTAGGCGTAATATTATTAATGCTTACAATACTGGTCTTAGTAATAAGGCTATGGCTAATACTATGAATTATATGCATCCATATGAATACTTTTTAGATCCAAGTGATGGAGGTAGTATTAGATTAAATCAAGATAATCTACCACAAAGTTTAGATGCTTCTTATAAAGCAGATGCTCAAAGAAGAGAAGAACAATTAGCTAAATTTTTAGATGATACTAGATGGTCACCATATGATAATGATGCTAAAATGGATATATATGATAGAATATATCCAGGTGAAGCTTTATCTAGAAGTCCTAGAAGACAAAGAGGACAAGCTAATGATCAAGATTTAGCTGCATATTACCAAATGATGCAACAAATGGGTCTTGGTTTTAATCCAACTGGTGGTTAAACTAATTGAATAAACTTTATAAGTTTAATAAACTTTATATATTTTTGTATATATTATACTATGGCTACATACTTACAAGGGGTCACGGATGTGATTCAACCATTCCAACCTTTTACTCCTAACTTTGACTTTTATAATCAGGCTTTACAATTAAAGCATGAGCAATATCAGCAAGGGTATAAGCAACTAAGTGGATTATATTCTACAATATTAAACTCACCTCTTACAAGAGATGAAAATGTAAATAGAAGAGATCAATTTTTTAAAGATGCTGATAAAGAAATTAAAAAGATTTCTGGAGTAGATTTATCATTACCACAAAACGTACAAGCAGCCTCTCAAATATTTAAACCATTCTATCAAGATAAACCAATGATGGTTGATATGGTTGTAACTAAATCAATTGATGATTCAAGACAAGCACATGAGATGCTTAAGAATTGTGTTGGTAAAGATTGTGAAAAATTTGGTGCTTGGGATGAAGGTTTAAAAGCAGTAGAATATAAAAGAGAAGAATTTAAAAAAACAGGTACAGATGAGTCTTTAAACTTTGGTAAAGTATCTTATACACCAAGAGTTAAATATGCTGAAGATGTATTAAAGTTTTTAAAAGAACAAGACTTCAAAATTACAAGAGAAGTAAATACAGGTAGATATAATGTTACATATACAAATGGTGATCTATTAGAGAAACCATTATATAATATGATTAAGACATTATATGAAGATGATAGCAGTGTAACAGCAATGTATGATACTAAAGCATATGTTGCTAGAAAAGATTATGCTAGATCTAATGCTTCTATGTTTAATGGTTCTGAAGAAGAAGCAGAAAAACAATATCTAATAGATAGAGCAGATAGTATTTCCCAATCATTGGAAGAACAGATATCTCAAATGGATTTAGAATTAAATTCATCTAAAGCCAAACTAAATTTACTTGATAGTAAAATTAAAAATAAAGGAATTGCTTTAGATAGTAAAGATGCGCAAGAATACAGATATCTTAGTCAATTAGTACCAGTGTTAGAAAAAGGTAAAACTGGTTTATTAAGAAATAAAGATGCTTTTACTGATATTGATTCTATTGATATCAGAACACTAAGAGGTAGAATAGACGGACTTGCAGCAAATGAATATTTTGATAATGACATTAGAGATATTGCTCATAATTATTCACAAGCAACAAGTGGAATTGAAAGTAAAGAAGATCAATTTGCATTGAATGAACAAAGTTCAGCACTTTCTTTACGCAATTCACAAGCAATGGCTGCACTTAATTTTAGATATGATATTGCCAAATTAGATTATACTTCTCAAAAAGAAGCAATAAAGAAACAAGAAGAAAAACAAGAAGCTGCTGCATTATTAGGTGCTGGTAAACCATTAGAGATTACTACTGGTGAAATTACTGATGATAATTTAAGCAAAGAAGACTTATATATAACTAACACAAAAACAATTGAATCTGAAGTTAGTGGTTATATGGGTAATATGCGTGATGTATTAACAGATGTATATTCAAATCTATATCAAGCATCTCAAGGAACTGGTAAATATGCAGACATTGCTAAAAAAGATTTTGCTAGATTGTTTCCAGGTGCTAAACCAGATGAAGATACTTTTGATAAACATTATAGTTGGGCTAAAGGCTATAAAACTTATGAAAAGAAATACAGTCAAGTTGTATATGCTTTACAAGGAAATCCTATATATTCAGGTTTACTTAAAGATAAAGCAGGTGTAATGAAAAATGTCAACAGACAAAAAATGAATGTTGAAGCTGTTGCTAAATTACAAGCTGAAAATGGTAATAGAATAAAACTTACAATGAAGAATGATGTATATTCGGAATTAGATTCAGACTATATACAGTTTGTAGATAATTTTTTTACAAAACAAAATGGTATTGTACCTAAAAATGAGTTTCAGGATATGCTATTAAAAAAAGGTATTAGTATAGAGGATTCTGCTGAAATACATGATGAAATGACAGAAGAATATATTAGACAATATTCTGATGGAACTAGAGAAAATAAAAGCTTAAGAGTAATTCCTTTTTATGGTCAAGTTGTTAAAGGTGATGGTGGTGGAGCCGTAGGTGCTAAACCTGTATTTTTAAATGCTAATCCTTTAGAAAAATTTAGTCAAAATTATGCTGCTGCAGAAACCATTTTAAGAGATATCCAAAATAGTGGATATCAAGTAAAAGAAGATTCAGGAACAACTGTTGAGATGGTTCAACAATTTATAAGAGATTTTTCTAAGGGTTACGATCCTAAAAAAGATAATCCTAAAATGCCTTTAGCTACATTTAAATATGAAGCCTTTTCAGATAAAAAAGATTTTGCTAAAGTGACTATTACACCAGATAGACAATGGTTAGAAGAAAATATTGTTGGTGCTAAGAAAGAAGCTGAATCTACTGAATTTAGTGGAATATCTAAAGGATTTGAAATATATATACCAAAAGATAAAGCCAATAATGTATTAGAAGCAGGTACTAAATCTTTTGCAGATATTATTTTTCAAACTAATAATAACAAAGTTCAGTTAGGAAATCCTAATGATGAAGGAGGATATGCTGTTATAACTAAAGATCCAATTAATAATTCATATTCTGTATTTCAAAAAATTCCTACATGGGATCCAGTAAAATTACAGGAAGGTGAACCAATATATAAAACTAATTCATTATATAAAGGTGATGCTGAAAGACTAATAACAGATATGCAATCTAGTATAGATATGTCTAAAGACTTTGCTGATCAAATGAAAATTAAATTAGAGAATTTAAAAGTAAAAACTAATAATCCTCAAGAGGTTTTAAATGGTAAATAATAATGGAAGAGATCTTTAAGGATTCAAACACACTTATTACTCCTGAACTGAATGATTTTTATTCTAATTCTTTTTTAGTTAAAGGTATTCCAGCTAATGATGATATATTACCAGCACCAAAGATTGATGAGGGTACTGGTGATGAAAATGAAATTAGAGCTTTAATTAATCAGCATAATAATAGGGCTGCTACAGCTAGTAATAATATATCAAATCTACAATCAAATTATACTGACCCATTAGCAGATGCTAAAATATTTGCTTTTAATCCAACTTATAAAGGATTAAACTGGGATAGATATAAAAGTAGTTCCAAATTTGATGAGTTAGGATTTGATCCATTCAGAGATAATGAGAAATTTTATAATGACAATTCTTCTATTTGGTCTGATGTAACAAGAGGTACTAAAGGATTTTTACAAATAGCTGGTAGTGCTTTTGTAACTACAGCAGCTGATTTACCTAAAATGTTAACTGGAGATTTTTCTCCAAATGTAGAAGCTGCTAGAGAAACAGAAAGAATAATGGCTGAGACAATGTCTACTAGAGGGACACTTGGTTCAAGTATTATTAATTTTGGTATCAATGCTGGATTTACTGTAGGTATTCTTGCTGAACTAGCTGCAGAAGAAGCTATACTTGCATTAGGAGGAATTGGTGGTGCTTTAGAAACAGGTGGTGCTTCATTAGGAGCAGCTGGTTATCTTGCTGCTGTTAGAGCTGGTATGGCTGGTAGTAAGATTATGGGTCTTGGTAAAACAACAGGTGCTCTTTTAAAATCAATTAGACATTTAGATAATGCTGTTGAAGCAAAAAAATACTTTACACAATTTGGTAGAGGAGCTGCTGAGTTTTTAAATCCATTACAATCAACAGCTGGACTAGTTAAAAATTGGAATAGTTTAAATGGTTTAGGTCAAGTAGCTAGAGCTTCTAAAAGTTTTGGAGCATTCTTTAAAGATGTAAGAGATATTAATAGAGCTTTATCTGAAGCTAAACTAGAAGGTGGTTTTGTTCAAAATACAATGTTTGAAAAACTTTTAGGAGAAGCTTATGCTGATGGAAAGACACCTACTAAAGAACAAATAGATGACATTAAAGAAAAGTCATTACATGCTGGTTATGTAAATGAGATGATAAATTTTCCAGTAATACAGTATACAAATAATATTGTATTTGGAAATTTAACTAAACCTATTAATAAATTATTTGGTTCTACACAAGACACTTTTAAATTACTTGGTAAAACAATATCTGGAGATATCTCAAGAAAGGAAGTATTTAAAATACTTGGTGATGGTTGGAAAGAATCAGCAATAAGAAGTCTTAATCCTAGATTAATGACTCAAAATACTCTTAACTATTTTTCAGCAAATTTAGCTGAAGGTTTACAAGAGTCTTTTCAAGAAGCTTCATCTATTGCTGTTGAAGATTATTATACTAAACAATTTCATAATGAACATAACATAGTAAAAAATCATTATGAATTAAGCATGCTTGATAGTTATGGTAAGGGTCTTGGAGAACAGTTTAGTGGTCAAGGTGCTGAAACTTTCTTGAGTGGATTCTTAATGGGAGGTTTGATGAGTGGAGGTAGTAGAGCAATTAAAAAAGTTAGTAGTAGTATTAATGAAAGCTCTAATAAAGTAAAAGACTTTTTCTATTCTAAAACTGATCCAGAAGCATTTACTGAAATTAAAGAAAAAAGAGAAAACATAAAAGCACAAAGAGAAGCTAAAGCTGCAGAGTATGATCAAATGAGAAATACTCTTGTAAAAAATCTAAATGATTTTTATGCAGATGCTGGTAATATGTTGACACCAGATTTAGCTAATATGTCTGCACAAGAAATTCTTGCTGCTAAAACTAAACAAGCTGCTGAAAATGGTGATAGTAAATTCTTAATTGATTTTACTGATGAGGCTTTGTTTAAAAATGTATCAACAGCTTTATATACTGGTAAGTATGATTTATTTATTGAGCATCTTGAAAAGATAAATTCAATGGATGATCAAGGCATAATGGATGCCTTGGGTACAACTGATGCACAAGCTGGAAGACAAAGATTAGAAGTATCTATTGAAAGAGCAAAAAACATTAAGCAGAGATCTGAAAAGTTTGCAGAAAATCCTTTTAAATTTAATGATTACAAAAAAGGAACAGATGAGTATAATGAAATGGTATTAATGCATAATGCCTATGAAGAAGCTAAAAGTTCAGCAATATTTGCTCCATATCAATTTGATAGAGTACTATCAAGGATGTCTTCAATTACAGATGCTTTTACAAGTATTGATTTAGTAGCTAATGGTAATGCTATTGAATTTTTACATTTGTTTGGTGCAGATAATATGCTCAATGAAGTAAAACTATTAGATCAAGAAATAGAATCATTAAAAGATGGTACTAAAGAAAATGAAAGATTAGCTAAACAAAAAGAACAGCAAATTCAAGATTTATCTGAAGTACAAAAAACTATAGCAGAATATAAAAAATACTATACTCAATTAAAAGCAGATGAGACTGTTAATCCAAAATATGATAATGATCTTAAAGAAGCTTTTGTAAACTACTTGAGCAATTATGCAAATATTAAAAATGATGTATTAAAATCTGATAAATTAGAAGAAGCATTTAATCTTTTTAAAGATTACTATAGATTAAATATTGATGCTGAATTTCTTAGTAGAAGTGTTGCTGTAATAGCAGATCCTAATTTTTTAAGAAATGAATCTTTAAGAAGGTATGATGCATTAAAGAAAATGCATACAAATAGAAAAGATCTAATTAAAAAATCAATTGATGATTATCTAAGAAAGATTGGTTTAAATGGAGTATTTCAAAAGTTATATGATGCAGGTTTTGTAGGTGAACCAAAAGAAATGGTTGCCTATAATATATCTGGAGGTAAAAAAGATGTAAAAACTTTTTATAGAGTTAAAGATTTATCTCAAGTAAATGCAACAGATGTTGAAGACATTGCAAAAATAAAAGAGATCTTTAAAGAATACGAAGATATAACTGGAGTATCTAAAGAGAAAGAAGCAGCTGCTATAAAAGCTAGAGAAGATGCTGCTAAAAAAGTAGAAGAAGCAGTTGAAGCTGCTAGAGTAGCTGAGAAAGAAAAGGCTCTTGATGTATATACACCAGAGACTAAAGCTAAACTAGTAGCTGACTATGAAGTTTATCCAGAAAAAAATACTCAATCTTTTGAAGAGTATTTAGAAACACCTAGAGCAGCACGTATAATTGCAGCAGAAAAACAACCTGCTCCTGTACCTGCAACTCCTGCTGACTTATTAGGTCAGTTTGTAACTGGTTTAGCTACAGATCAAGGATTAAAAATAATAGAAGCTGGTTTACTTACATCAGGTAAATCTGTTATCTCTAGTATATCTAGAGCTACTCCAGAACAAAGACAAAAAATAGATTCAGATATAGAAAAACTTAGACAACAATATCCCGAAAAGAATATTGTAACTAGGATTGAAAATGGTAATCTTATTATTGAAATAGATACAAGACCAACACCTATAACACCTACTGAAGAAGTCACTATTCCTGAGAATCTAGAAGATACTCCAGGATATGCTGAAGCAATGGGTATTCAACCAACTGAAGAACAACCTGTAGTAGAAACTGAAGTTGAAGACAATACTGATAAATGGAAATCATTAATTAATAAATCTACATCATCAAGAGAACTAGATAAAATAATGGATTCAATTGATGCGGTGGATCAAATGACCCCTGATATACTTACTGCAATTAATGTTAAAAGAGATGAATTTGTAGCAAAAACTGAAGCTTTTGAAGCTAAAGTAATTGGTGAAGAAGAAGAGCCTACTAAAAAGGAATTAAGTGATTTTCAAAAAGAATCAAATAATTTTACGTTAGAGTTTAATATTTCTAAAAGCATTAAAGCTTATTTAGATAAAAGAGATAACAAGTGGAGATTCTTTAATAAGAAAGGTAAAGAAGTAAAATCATTAAACCAGATTCTTAAATACGGTAAGGAGTTAATTAAGAAACCTAATCTACTAAGATTATGGTATACTGAAATTATAAGTGATAATAGTAGAGAAGCTGTCAAAGAATATATAACTGATCTATACCAATATTATGAAGAGGGTATGGAAAATTCCAATACTACTTATGTAGATTTGGATACTCTTCTTATTTCTAAATTAGTTAATAGAAAGTTTAGAGATACTAATGAATTATCTGGAAATCTAACTGATGTAAATCTTAAAAAATGGATTAATAATGATTTAGGTTCCATAGATACATTAGATATTTTTTCTAGTTTAATACAGCAAGAAGTAGCTGAAAATGGATTTCCAAATTATGATTCACAAGATATCATGTATTTGATAGTGGACATAATACAGAGATATCCAAATGGTATTAGTGAAAAAACATATAAAGAAGTTGCAGCAGATAATGCATATAATAAAAAATTATTAAATCTAATTGATGATTTTGCATTACAATTTGGTTTAGATTTAGAATCTGTAACAGAAGGACTTAGTAACGTTATAACTAGTTTTGAAGAATATGAGAAAGACCCATTTGAGTTTCAAGGAGAGCCCGAAAGCTATGAAGATTTTTCAGGCTATGAAGAGTTTGTTAATGAAAAAGAAAAACAAAAAGTAAAAGAAGAGTTTCCATTAGACAATATGTTTAAAGGAAAGATAATTTACTTTTCTCCAGGTTTAGGTAAAACTACTTTAGTAGAACAGTATCCAGATCAATTTGTTGATATGGATGTATTACTATATGAAGAGTTTAAAAATGATCCAGGCTTTGAAAATGCAACACCAGAAAATATTGGTGAAGTTGTATTCTCTATGTATGGGGTAAAAAATCCAAACTTTGGAGCTCTTAAAGATACACGTTATGCTAGTGCATTTAAAAAAGCACAAGCTTTAGCTGCACAAGGTAAGACTGTATTGACAGGTTCAGTAGCTTTTATTTCTAGTGCGGATTATAGTATTAAAGCTAATAATGAAGATATATCAAAAGAAGCTATTCGTAAAAAGAATCCTGGTATAACAGATACTTCTCTTAAATCTTATCTAAAGAGTCTTAAGACTAAACAAGATCAAAATAATTTAGTTTTATCAGTTGATCAGAATTCATTAGTTCAATTATTAACTGGTAACTATGATCTTCTTCCTTTTATAGATGAAGTTGTTAGTCGTGAGCAATTGATTGAATTAGGTAAATACATTACTAGTAAACAGTCTAAAGAAGTGATGGAAGCATTCGATAAAAAAATGACATATTTAAATGCAAGAAATTTATTATTTAGTAACTTGCAACCAGGTGATACAGTCATAATATTAAATGAAGAGACTGGTAAACAACACAAAACTAAAATAATAAAAATGAGAGATCCTGATACATATGATTTAGAATATGATCCAAAGGAAAGTACATTTCTCAAACGTAGTAATCTTCATAATTTAATAAGTGTTATTCCTGCGCAAGGTCAAACTGAAGCTATAAAAATAGATGAAGTAGATAATGCAGATGCTAAGAATAATATTGAAAAAATGAATATTAGTTTTACTGAGGAGGATTTTGCTCAACTTGATAAAACTATGAATGATACAAATGATGATGATATGATTAATGGATCTGAAGATCCAAATTTGTGCAATAATTAAAAACTAAGAAATGGCTTGTATTAATAAAGAAGAACAGGGTAAATTATATCAATCAATTGCTAGATATATTGCAGCTCAAGAGGATTTAAATAGTTATTCTCATATTACACATATGAATGACTTATTTGATAAGTTTATTAAAGCTGGCAAAACACCAGCAACAGCATTATCTTATATTCAATTAATGCCCAGATACATTCAAGAGTATCTACTGAGATCTAAAAAAAATAATCTTGTTAAAGATGATGTATTGATGGCATTATCAATACTACCTAAGAAATTTGAACTTGGTACATTAGAAAATGTAGCAAAGGAATTAGGATTAACAAGTGAAAAAGAAGTTGAAGAAACTATTGAAGTAAGTGTTGATGAGATTATATCACCAAAAGATAAAACTCAGAAAATATTTCAAGCAAAAAGTAATGATCCAAATTCAACAACTGGGCCTGATGAAAGAGTAGATAGTTCTACTCAAAAAGTAGATCCTAAGAAAACTTGGTATCATGGTTTCAATAGAGCTCTATTAAATAATCTTACTGGTTATGATGGTTCTACAATTACAATTAAGAACCATACTGGTTTTAGATTAACAGCAATCAAAATGTCAGAGATTCCTTTTGAGGAACTTTATGATTTTTTAAAAGAAGGAGATTTTTCTGAAGAAGAAATAAAAAGAAGACTTGATGAAGATGAAACAGTTGCTTTAGTTATAACTGATAATGATGGTAAAATATTAAAATTTAATAATGACTACTCAGTAAATCCTGAAGGTAGGATGGTGTATTTCCAAATGAGAGATACACGCTTTGATCTATTAGATGATAATATTGCAAGAGGACGTATTCAGTCAGTTGAAGAAATAGCTAAAAATCAAGATATTTCTGAAGATGAAGCTATGCGTAAAGTTCTTGATGGTGTAGCAAATTTAAAAGCAATACAAAAGGGTGTATTTGAAAACAAAAAAATTGTTCTTGATATTACAGGAGGAACTCCAGGATACTTTCCAGTTTTTGAAAAAGGAAAAACATTAAGCTATGAAACTGCTCCAACAACATTAGGACAGATTACTGCAGATATGCCTTTTTTTAAAATCAATTATGATACTTTAGGAAATAAAGCTAATAGATATATTACATTATTTGGTAGTACTATAAATCTATTTACAAGAAAGTTAAATGATACAGAACTAAAGGATTTTAGTAAAGCATCAGTTGATAGTATTTATACATCTGATAACATTAATGTTGCTTTTGAATTCTTAGCTCAACACTTAGCATTATCAAATAGTAATAAGAATGATTTAGAAAAACTTCTTGAAAGTTTTGTAAATAATGGGAGTAAAGAAGAGAATACAGAAAGACTAATAGAATTTTTAAAAACAGGTGGTACAAGCAAAACTGGTTTTTGGTTAACTTATCAAAAAGAAGCACCATCTTACTATGGAATTAAGAATGGTAAACTAGCTATTGTAAATAGAGAAGAACATTATAATTTTTGGAAAGAGGTTCTTAGAACACCAGTGCCATTAAATGATGATGGTAAAGTCCAACTATTTAATTCTTATCTAAATTTTGAGATTGATCCTGATACCAAAAAAGAATTAGGATTAGAAAAGAGTGCAGAGTTACCATCTAAAAAACCAAGTGCTATTGATAAAATTATTAGGAATATAGATCCTGAAAGTTTGATGAAGGTAAAGGGCATGAGTTCTGAAGCTTCTGAAAAACAAAAGCAAGCTGCATTAGATTGGTATAACTCTGAGGAAAATGAATACTTAAGAAGTGTAGTTCCTTTTGAACCAATGTTTAAAACAATGAATTCAAATGCAAAAGCTGTTTGGAGTAGAACAGGAATAATTTTATATTATGGTTCTAACTATACAGATTTGTATCATGAAGCTTGGCATGGTTTTTCTCAATTATTTTTAACAAAAGATGAAAAGAATAATTTATATAGAGAGATTGGAAAAATGTCTGGAACATTTCTTTTACCAGGAGGTGGAAGAATTAAATTCTCAGATGCTAAACCTGTTCAAATAGAAGAATTTTTAGCTGAGGACTTTAGACAATATAAGTTATCTAACGGAACTAAAGTCTTTGGACAAAGACCAGTAACTAATAAAGTTTTTGCTAAGATTCTTAAATTCTTAAACTGGTTGTTTGATAATGTTTCATATGAACAGACTCAAATAGATTTTAATTCATTAAAAGAAGTAAAAAGACTATATGATAATTTATCTGGAGGTAAAATATTAGATAAGAAACCTAATGCAGCAAACATTATGTTTGGTTCATTAGCATCACCTATTGGTTCTGCAGAAAAAGGTAATCAGTTAACAATAGCTCAATCAAATGAGGTATCTGATTCTATGGATGCCATTCTATCTAATATACTAGAGAATTTTTCTAAAGAAAGAGGAAGAATATTAATTGGTGAATTTTTAAGTTCTAGTCAATCAATCAAAAATCTATATACTAATATCAAACAAATCATTGAAGAAAAAATAGTTGATTTAAGTACAGATGTAAATAAAAACGAATATGCTTTAAGTGTATTGCAAACTGCTATTGATGATTTTGGAGATATTAATGATACGATTGATAACAAAAGATTAAACGATAGTACAACTATTTCATACCATCTTAGACGCTCTAAGTTATTAGATTTTAAAACTAAAACATTAGATGATAATGATGAAAATAATTTTAGTTTAGATTCACAAATTCAAAAAGAGCTACAACAGAATGGTGAAGTTTCATTTGAAGATATGGCTAATGAAAAAGTATTGTTTTTAATTAGAACATTAAAACAATATGATTCAAATGGTGAGGTAGAGATGAATGATTTAGGTTTTCCTAAGCTAACTAAATTCAATAAAACTTTAGGAACTCTTATAAGAAACTTAAATAACAATTCTGGTGTAATGTCTATTAAACGTACACTTGAAGAAATGAGTAGCAATGGTTCTTATGAAATTGCTGAACTACTATCTAAACTAGGTAATATTAATATTGGAGAAGCTGTACAGAATAAAGAGGTTCTAAATGCTTGGATCTTATTTGCTAATAGTTTTAATACTACATCATTACCATTAATCATTACTAGACTAGAACAGAAATCAGATTATGAAAATTTAGAATTTGGCTATACTCTATATAACACACAAGGTAAATTAGATCTATCTAATACTAAAAGAAAATTTGCTCAAGAATTTGCTTTTGATAGGCTAAATCCAATAACTACAAGGGACCATAGTGGTGCTAGAGTAATAGATAAACAAAAGTTGATTGATAGATTTGATGATGCTTTTGGAGATAAATATAACAAAGCAAGTGATAAAGCTAAATTTAATACGGCAGTTGAATTTTATAAAGCTATTGGTATTCCTGTTGGTAAGTCAGAAGAGTATAAAGAATTACTAACTAACACAACTGTGCTAGTAGGTGCTAAGTTTGTATATAAAATGTTATTAGCATATACTAACAAAGGGGTATCAACTAATCTTATTCCTGATCATATTAACTATTTAACAAATACAAAAGGAGAAAATCAATCTAATGTAATCAATACAGTTATTGAATCATATCTTAAAGTAGAAGATATAGTTAGTACTTTTAGTTTACTAAATGCTGAAGGTAATAGACAATATGAGAACATACTTAACAACACTATTACTATTACAAAGAATGGTATTAACGAAGTAAACAATTTTGTTGATTTTTATAATAAGCCCGAGTTTGCTCATTATAATCCTACTAGAAATCCAATGGTTAGACATTCTCAAATGTTTAAAAAACTATTTGGAGATAGTTTAGGTTCCAGAATAGATACTTTAAATCTTAGTAACTTTTCTGGTATACAATTAGATAAAGATGGGGTTAATGTTACTTCTGTTTCTATTCTTGATACAGATCCAACTACCAAATTCTATATAGACTTCTATTCATATATTAATAATGGTTATATAGAAGTACCTAGAGCTGCTGATAAGAAAATGGCATTAGCATTCCATACTGGTAATAATCCACATTTTATAAATCCATTAGAATATTTACAAGATGTACCATCAGCAGATGATAAATTTGTTGATATCATGCTTGGTTATTTAACTGCAGAGCATGAAAGAGTACAAGACATTAGAAATAATACTATATCAGATTTAGATTTCTTTCCTGAATTTAAAAATCAAGGAAAAGAGTTTTTGATATTTCATGATATCTTAACAACAGAACAAAAAAACATGTTATATGACATGTCTGTTGAAGACTATGCAAATCTTTCAAAAGACAGTGATTTATATAAATCATTACAACAACAGATATCATCTTACTTGACATTTCTAACTTCTCAAAATAAAGAAGTTTATGATGAGATGAAATATCTTGATCAAGATAGTATTCGCAAATTAGTTAAACCTGCTGCAGGTAAACTAAAAATGTCTGATGCTGAAAAAGCAGATAGATTAGTTAGAGCTTATAGTGCTAATACTTTTGTATCATTTGTAGAATCTACAATTCTATTCTATGGTGATATTTCTGCATACAATTTATTAAAAGAAGAATTTCATAAACGTAACTCTTCTGCTGGTTCTACTGGTAGAACTTTTATGAGTGACAAAGAAATCATAGGAGGATATAATGAACTATTTGGTAATAAGTATGCTAGCAAACGTGGATATAACAGTTATGGAATTGACAAAGATGGTATTGTAAGAACTGCTGTTCTTAATGATATTCAAGTTCAGAATGATAAACTAATTGCAGAATATGCAGATACCTTTAAAGAAAAATATACAAAAGACTTTACTGCATTTGGTCTAAAAGGTAAAGCACTAACAGATAGAGTGGATGAAGAAGTTGCTAAATCAATTAAGAAATATTTTGCAGATGAAATAAAAGAAGGTGATGGTCAAGGTTGGTTAACTTTTGATGCATATAGAATGCTAGCAAAACTATCCAATGAATGGTCTCAATCTCAAGAGGATCTTTATCTTAAGATTGTAGAAGGTAAAGAAATTGGTATAGATGAAGTAATGAAGTATTTTCCACCTAGAAAATATCAATATTATGGTCCTATTAAAACTGATAAGTACCATTTAAATGCTCTTCATAAGTTTTCATTAATGCCACTTATACCAAAGGTAATTAAAGGTAAAAATCTAGAACTACTTCATGAACGTATGATGAATGATAATGTACATTATGCTACATTTAAATCTGGTTCTAAGACTGCTACAAGAACTTATGCAGATGGTAAATCTGATAATCTATATTCAGATCTTGCTACAAGAACAGCGATGCCTATTGATGCACCTTTTATTGTTAATGAGATCAATATTAAGTTTTTACGTAATCAAGTATCTATTAATGATGAGTTTAAAGGAGAAGTAGTATTCTCTACTCAAATGAGAAAATTAATCATTAATGAGTTATTTGAAAAAGGTGTTCCCTTAACTCCTAATGTTGAAAGATTAGTAAAATCATATTTAAAAAATATTGAGAAATATATTGATTTTAATAAACAAGAATTAAGAGATGAGATTGAACTTAAGAAAGATGGTAAGTTTAATGCAGAATCTTTAGCTAAGATTATTAAAAAGGAAATGTCTAGAAGAGATTTTCCTGAACATTTACAAGATGCGGTTACCAAAATTGAAAATGGCAAATTTGCTTATGATTTATCTTATGCTTTAAATGCTGAAAACATTGAAGAGATATTATTATCTATTGTAAATAAAAGAATTGTAAGAAGAAAAGTAAATGGAGAACCTTTAGTTCAAGCAGCAGTATCAGGTTTTGAAATGCAAAGAATGAAAGGTGTTTCAAAAGAGGAAGCAGAAAAATATGGATATGATGAACTTGAGACTTATAGAAAGGATCCTGATACTGGTAATACATTACCAATGCAAGTTAAAATTGCATTGCAAGGACAGTTTAAGAAATTACTATATCTAAAACATAATGGTAAAGTTATTGGAGACAGAGAGAGTCTTAATCTAGCATTGAAAGATCCAAAATGGATGAAAGAATATGGTGCAATGGTTAGACTTACTGGTGTACGTATTCCAGTTCAAGGATTTAATTCAATGGAAATGATGGAGGTTGCAGAATTCTTAGATGAGTCTGCAGGTAACATTGTAGTTCCACCAACACAGATTGTAAGTAAGTCAGGTGGTGACTTTGATATTGATAAGTTATCTATATTCTTTCCTAATATCTTTTTAAGTAAAGATAAATCAGTAGTTAAACTTGATACAGTAGGTAATGCTGGATTGGAAAATAATATTACTCAGGATATCATAAATATTTTATCTGCTCCTGAGATTGCTGCAGCATTAATTAGACCTAATGATACTGACTTAGTACAACCATTGTCTAAAGAGATGCTTAAGTATTTTGCTAAATCATATAATCCTAAGAAGAATTTTAATCAGGATCCTGAATCTATGAAATTCATTGATGATTTAGAAACAGATCCTGCTAAAAAAGTTAAAACAAGATCGGTATCTCCTACTAAAATATTTGAAACAAGATATAATATTTATAAGCAATTCTCTAACTCAGTTGGTAAAAAAGCTTTAGGTATAGGTGCTGTAGATAATGCTTACAATGCACTATTCAATCAAGTTGGTTTGTATCTAAATGATACATTTGAGCACAGTAGAACAGATAAAAAAACAGGTAAACTTGTATATCAAACAAGAAAGAATAGACTACTATTAAACCATAATAAAATGAATAATGGTAATATATCTCTATCTAATATATTTAATACAGAAGGTACTAAGATCTCAGATTTAATTAATCAGTTGATTAATGGATGGGTAGATGTTGCTAAAGATCCTTGGATTGCATATGTAATGGGTACTCCTGAAGCATCACCATCTTTATTGTATTTAGTTCAAGCTGGTGTACCATTTAAACAAGCTGTGTATTTCTTGGCTAATCCATTAGTAAGAGAGTACTTTGATACTCTTAAGAAAATGAAAAGCCCGTTAGCTGCTTTATCTCAAGAATTAGAACAAAATGATAAAGGTGAAGTAGTAGTTAAAAATAATTTACCAGAGAATGAATTTAAACTTAAAACTAGAATGTTAGGTTTAGATCAATATACTACTGGTCATAAATTATATGATGAGATTATAGACCTTACAAAAGGAATTGAGAATATAACTGAAAAGGAATTAAAAGATAGATTAGAAGCTAGTTTAGATCCTGCATGGCAACGTAATGAAACAGATATGGCTGTATTTGCACACTTTTTAGAAATATTAGATGTTGCAAATGGTCTATTTAAAATCAAATCTGCATTAAACTTTGATACTAAGACATCTACTACAATGTATGATGCTTATGCAAGAACTGTAAAGAAAGATAGTATTATAGAAGAGGATGAAGATGAGGCAAATGTTCTTAAGATATTTCCAAAGGATAAATTAAAAGCATTATATAATGATACTATTCTTCACAACTTTGATGTCAGTGAAATGCAAATGGAGATGTTTGGAGATATGTTTAAAGTTAGAAATCATCCTAACTTAAATAAGTATCTATTGAATTTCTATAAGAACAGTTTAGTATTTGGTTCTAATATATATGATAGAGTAAAAGAAATTTTTGGTGGAAATGATAAATTAATATCTGAATATAAAAATGATTTTACAACAGCTATTACTTTAACAGCATTAAGAGATTTTAATCCTAAAACTGGAGCTTATAAAGGTTATGAGATAGTTGATGTAAACAGTAAAGAATATGACAGAGTTGTAAATAAAAAAGCAACTAAGTCTTTACCTACTGATAAACTACATTTTGCTAAAAAGAATTACACTAAGGAAACTCCAGAAGACTATCCAAAGTATGGTTTCATTTTTACTGAGAATGCAGAAAAACTAGGTACTGATTATAATGTATCAACAACCCAGGCTGTTATTAGAACTAATAAACAAGGAGAAAGAAATCCTAATGCATTAGCTATTGTAACAAAGAAGATGCAGAAAGCTGGAGCTAACTTTACAAATTCTGAAGCAGACTTTACTAAGTTTAAAGAACTCAATACTGAATTAATAAACAATATTGTTAATTCTAAGTATGAAAGAATTATAGTTCCTACTGGTGGTTTTGCAATGGAAAAAGCTAAGTTGCCTACAAGGTTTGCAGAATGGTTACAGAATGAATTGCAAACTAAGTTGGGTATTGCTACAGAACTAGTAGATAGAGGAGCAGGAGTAAGTGGTTTAACTAATTCTAAAAAGTATGAAGAACCTACTACTCAAGAATCTACTAATCCATTAGTAGAAGCAGGAATCAAACCTAGTGATATGTCTGGTAATGCTGCTAAAGATATTCAGATGGCATCTGAATCTACTCAGTTTATTGGATTCGGTACTATAATGAAAGAAGGTAATGTATCTTCTACAGATAAATATGCTAAAGCTTGGGGTAACAAAGCTAATACTGGAGAATATACTGCTAATGATACAATCATGGTATCAGGTAGCGGTAATTTTGGTAGAGGTGGTGTAGATAAAACTGAAGAAGCAGCAGCAATTAAAAAAACATTATCTGAAAAATATAAACCTTTATTAAATAAAGCTATAGAGGCTGGTGCTTCTTTTAGAATAGGTAATCAATATTCTAAAGGTAATTTATCTGATGAAACTGTTGCTAAATATTTAGAACAAAAAGGATATACTGAAGAAAAACTCAATGGTTATTCAAGATGGGTATCACCAAAATCAACTAAAGTAGAACAAGTTCCCACTAAGGGAACTAATATTCCAGGATACATTCCTACAGGAGTCTTTATTCAAGATGATAAGATGTATGTTGATATGGAAATATTAGCTGAACAGTTTAAAAATGGAGATTATTCTAATAACAATACAGGTGCTTACTCTATATTAGTTAAGACTGCAGAGGACACAAGTTATACTTTAACTAAAATGAGTCCTAAAACATTCAATAATAACTTCAGTGAGTATGTACATTTTGTAATGGAAAGAGAATATCAAAGGAGTATATTGAAATCTACAGATATAACTAATTTTGATAAGATACTATCTAATATAATTAAAACTAAAAAAGAATTTTTATTTACAGCTAGCAGTCAAAAATTAAGAACGGATATTGGTGAAAATAAAAAGATAAATGATACTGTTGGTACATTTGAAGTAAACAAATACGGGCTTGTTGATTTTGTAGATGCTTCAACAGGAGAAGTACTATATGAAAATTTAAAGAAACTTAAAGGAAATGAGTATCAAGAGTATATATTAAATAAAGATGTTCTTTTAGCTTTACAACTTAAAGTAGTTGAAGATCACATTACTAATAAAGCATTAAAGAATATTCTTAATTCATATTCATATATGGAAGATCCTAATAATGGATATGCTATACAACTAATGAATATGTTAAGAGATCCTGAATATTCATATTTAAAGAAAGATTATACTATTCTTGATGCTTTGACTACAAGTTATTCTAAGGAATCTGGTATTACTAATTTAGTATTTAAAGAAGGTAAACCTGATGCAGATACTACAACTAACTATAATGAAGAACTAAATAGATTAGCTAACATTGATGTTATTAAAAATGATGATATACATGTTAATAAAGCAATATCTGAGTTCTTTGAAAAGTTCCAGTACTATGTAATATTATCTAGTGGATTTAGTTCAAATACTAAGTATTCATTAAATTCTATTATATCTCAAGAAAAGATTCTAAGCTTTACTAATAATGAAAAAATTAAGCAGGCTACTAATAGAATTTTGAATAATCCTGATTATTCTGTTGTTGAAAGAAATATAAACACATTCACTGAGAAGTTTTTAAAGAATAGATTAGGTCTTGTTAGAGCAGGTGGAACAGAAAAATTTTCAAAGAAACCTGGTTTTTCATCTGATAGCTCTAATAGAAATAAACAATATGTATCACAAGGTGTATCTGAACCAGTAACTAGATATGAAAATGTAATACCATCAGATAATACTTTGAAGAAAGTAAATGATTTCTTATATTTAATTGATATAGATTTGATTAGAGAACAAGCAACTAAATCAAAGGATCCTAAATATTTTACAAATACAGTTTTGAAATTGGCTGAGACACATGATGATAAATTATTTATTTTTACATCAGGTGATAAAATTCCAGTTACAGTTAAAGCAAGTAATGTATCAACCTTTAATACTCCTGAACAAATTAAAAATGCTGAGTTTTCTGGACCAGTTATTATACCTGTGTCTGGACTTAAAGGAATGAATGATGCTGGAACTGCTCAATTATCTGAAGCACTATTTGAAAAATTCAATGTTAGAAATCCAGGTTTTGACAAAGGCAGTAGTAAACTTACTATTCGTGAAATGATGAATAGTGATTCTTTTTTAACATCAACAGATGTGATCAATAGTATTAGAATAAAATCTCATGCTATCTTAGACGAATTAAATAACTCTTGTAATTTTTAATCATGGCTTGTAGAATAATTAGAAATGATAACGGTACTGTAAAAAGAGTACTAGCTAGTAATAATGAACCTTCTATTTTATATCAAAGTATTAGAAATACTATGAGTGAAGAAGAAGCACTATTAGAATACGCTGGAACTTTTACAGATGAGTTTCAACAAACAATTGATTATCTAAAGGAAATTGATACTGTTTCAAATATATATGATGTAAACGATGAGATTAACTATCAGGTATATGACTATATCATGCATCCAGAAAAATACTTTGGAAAAAATAGTGTAGTCAATCCTGAGTTTGAAAATGAGATTAAAAAATTACCAATAGAAATATTCAATAGTATTGAAATTGTAAGTACTGTTCCTGATGAAATATTAGGAAGTGATGGTATTTCATTTGCAATGAAAGATGTTCTTTATGCAAATGGTATTACAGATCCATTATTAATCAATTGGCTTGGTATCAATAAAAGTAGAATTGGACATCCTAAATACATTACAAGTACAAAACAAATAGAAGAGTTAATTGAAAAAGTTTATAATAGAAAACTAGATGAAAATAAATATTTAGAATTTAAGTTTAATCCATTAGCATTAGAAAGCTTTAGAGAATGGAAAGCAGCCTTAGCAGATTATCCATTAGTCTTTCAAGATATAATGTTAACACATGCTATTAAATATCTAAATAATCCAAATAGAAGAGCTAAGTATGTATTACAATTAAGCAAAGTAGCTTTAACAAATACATATGGTATTCTAATGAATAAACCTAATGAAGCTAATAGATTAGGTAAATTATATGATCAAGAAGTTTTAGCGTCTGTTTCTGATGCTATAGGTCATGAACCTTCTGCTAGTGGTAATGGATATTGGGTACATGTTCCAAGAACATCTTCTGGAAATACTTTAGGATATGATAGTTATGAACGTTTTAAGGATAGTACAGAATTAGTAATTGAACAAAATAATGACTACTTAGAAATTTTAAAACAAAAACAAAAACCTGATTATTATAATAATTTAGTTAATGAACTAGAAGAATTAAAAAGTAAAGAAAAAATATTTTTTAAACAGGAAATAAATCTTAGTAGAACAGATGCTAATAAATATGGATTTCAAGAATACGATTATGTAAGAACTGAAAGTACTTATTCAAGATGGAATAAAGATAATAAACCACATGTTAATGAATTAGGACAAAATTATGAAGGTTACTATATTCATGGATATAATACAGAAAACGGAAGACCATCTACTAAAATTGTACCTATAACCAAAAAACAAGCAGAAGAGTTATGGGAAAAAGAAGTAGAAGACTATCCATATAGTGCATATGATGCTGATGCTAAAAATAGAATATATCAACTAGAAAGTCAAATTGAATCTTATAATCAAGACTATATAGAAAAACAAATAAAAGAGACAGAAGAAAAGTTAAATAAACTTGAAAATGATCTTAAAACTTATAAACCAGAAGACTGGGATAAAGAAAAAAGTGCATTTAAAAAAAATGTAGAACTCCTTAGAAAATTATCTCCTCATACTTGGTGTACAGCAAGTTCTATGACAGAACATTATGTAGAAAATTATGACAACTATTTATTAATTGTTAATGGTGTAACAGTAGCTGGTATAGAAGCATATCCTGATACTCAGCAAGAGGATGAAGAAATTGATGCTCTTTTCTACGATACAGAAGAATTAGAAAGAAGAAAAATTCAACAAACTAATGGTAAAATAAAAGTAAAAGAAGTTACATCAAGAGCTAATAATGGTACTGCTTCTATAGATCATCTAGATGATACAATAGCTTTTTTTGAAAAACATAATCTAGATTTAAATAATCAAACCATTCAAAGAGCTATAAATGCTAGAGATAATGGTATAAGCGATGATGTAATTGAAGATCGTCAAAATAATAATATTTATTATGATGAACCAGATGGTCCATATAATCCATACGGTGAAGGTTATGATATGGATGGGTATCCAAATGATCCACCTGATTATTTTGAATTGGGACCTGAGTATGCTGATGCTGATGAAATTAATAATTATTATCAAGAAAGAGATATTGTAGTAGGTTTAGTTACTTTACAACAAGTAAATGAAAATTTAAATTTAGCATTAAAACATTTTGATGTTCTTCTTCCAGAATTTAAAAATAATGAAGATTTAGCAAGACAAGCAGTTGAAAATCATTCTCATAATATAAAACATATAAATATAGATGCTCCATATTATAATGAACTTGCTAGAATAGCAGTAGAAAAATCACCTTATGTATTTGAATATTTATCTGATGAAGGTAAAAATATAGAAGGATTGAGAGAAATTTGGAATACATATAATGAAGGATTAATTGATGAATTACCTTTTTCTAAAACTAATAATAATCTAATTCAAGGTTATTATGATGCTAATAATGATAAAGTAGTAGTAGTAGAATCAAACACACCTATAGAAGAAGCAGCTAAAGTAGCAATACACGAAGTAGCTCATAGAGGTATGTTAAGAATGGCAAAAGAATTAGGAGGAGTAAATGAACTAGCTTCTGCTTTATTTGCTGCTGAAAAACAGTTAATGCAAAAGTTGCCTGAATTATTACAAAGAACAGGTCACAAAAATTTAGATAGTTTATTACTTGACTATGGTTTCAATAAGAACACAAGAGATGGTAAAATAAAATTACTAATGGAGTTAACTGCTAGATGGGCAGAAACATTAGTAGATAAATCTCAACCATCATGGTGGAAACAACTCATTAAAAATATTACAAACTGGATTAAACAATTTACAGGTAAGACATTAAACGAACAAGAAGTAAATGATTTAGTTGGTGGCTTTGTTAGATACGGTACTAAGAATAGTAATTCATCAGCTCAGTTTAATGAAACACAGCATGATATTGATGAGAACATTGCACCTCAACTATTAGATCAAATTTCAGAAAGACTTTCTAGAAATTTAGGAGGAGTACCTTATAATCTTATTACAGAAGTAGATGCTATAAGCTTACTATCAGAAACTCAAGAAAAATATAATGGTCAACCTGCATTCTTTTATAATGGTCAGGTATACTTTATTAAAGACAAACTTAACTTAGAAAACGTATTCCATGAATTTAGTCACCCTTTTATCAAGGCTATTAAGAAAACAAACCCTACTCTCTTTAATAAACTTTTTGATACCCTCTCGCAAACGCAGGAAGGTCAGGAAATCATCAGAACAGTAAAAGAGTACTATAAGTATGATGAAAATTCTGAGGATTTTAAAGAAGAGGTTTTAGTAAGAGCATTAACTACTAGAGCAAGAAACAATGAATTAAATGCTCAAGAGAGTACTGAGTTTACTAAGTTCATAGATAAACTCATGTATGCTATTAAACAACTAATGCGTAAAGTATTTGGTAAGATTAAAATAGATAAGTTAAATGCAAATACTAATCTTGATCAGCTTGCTAAAATGCTTAATAATGATTCTTTTGAAATTAGTTCAGAGATAATTACAGAATCAGAAAAAGCTGATTTTAATACTATGCAAGATTCTGTTAAGGATCTTATGGCTAAAGCTAGTGATACTTTGTTACAGAGTAACATTGATAAGTTGTTTAAACTTATTGGTTCTGGTAAACAAATCATGAAGGAGGCTGAAAAAAGACATGCTGGACTTAAAGAAAGTATTTCAAAAGAAAAATTAGAAGCTCCCTTTCAAGAAGAGTCATCTACATTATCTAAGTATCAAACTTATACTAAGACAAACGAAGCTCCTTTAGATTTAGTCAACTATAGAAAAAGTCAAATTGAAGCATTAGTTCTTTCATTACAATCTTACAATGATTCTATTGAAAAAATTATTCTTGAAATTAATAGATCTAGATCAGATGTTGATTCAGTTTTGACTATTTCTAAGAATATGTATTTCTTAAAAAATCTTAGTCAAACTCTAGAAACTTTTGATGAGATTAAACAACAAATGGTAGATGAAGGTATTAGTGTATCTAGTCCTGTTTTTGAGTTATTAAATAAAGCAAGTAATAATGCTAAAATTGGTATGACTGCTGTTTATGCACAAAATGAAGCAGCAATACCAGGTATTTTAGCACCGCATTTGAAGGGCATTAATGAAGTTCTTAATAAAGAATTTGATAAAAGTATTGCTGAAATGGTTGCTAGAGGTGCAACTACTGAACAAATTGCTGCTAAAGAAAGAGAAAGAGATAGTTATATTAGAGATGAAAATACTCTAGCTAGAGTTATATCAGGAAAAACTCCTGAACCATCAGGTTTAGGTTTAAGTATTTTAGTTGAGAGTGCTGTATCTAGTCCAGATGAACTTATATCAAGTTTTGCTTTATATGTTAAAGAAGCTTTAATTGATGTAGAACTTAATGCTACTAAAAACTTTAATGATTTTTTAGCTGAGACTAGAAAACTTTTAAAAGACGCTGGTCTAGATGATTTTAAATTAGTATCTAAACTTGGTAAAATAATTACATATACTGAAGAACTAGGTTATAAAGATCCTAAAACTGGTGAGTTTAAAACTCATAAGGTTCATAGATTCTTAAATCCGTTTAAAGGATATGAAGTAGTATTATCAAAATTTAAATATGATATTGATGCTGCACTAGAAAGTGGTGATACAGAATTAGCATCAACTCTTGAGGTTGAACGTCAAGAATGGAAAAGAACATACATGCATGACAAATGGAAACCTGAAGTTTATAAAATTTATGATGTCTTTAAAAAGACTTATGTAAATGATGCAGGAGTTACTGTTGAAATTGGTAAAATGGCCAGGGAGAGATATGATAAAATCATGGAAGACATTAATAATGGTGTTAAACTAATTGATAATGAATTAGAAAGAATTGAAATTGATAATAGAATTAAGATTGATACTCTTTGGGTAGAATATAAAAAGCTATTTAGTGAATATGATAATGATGGTAATCTCAAAACAGGAGATGAAATGGGTATCACTCAAACACTATTAGAATATAGAACTGAGAGAAAGAAATATTTTGAGTGGGAGTCTGATGAGGATCCTGAAAGCATGCCTATTTATAGATTTAAAAAAGCTAGAAGTTTATTTGAAGCTCAACTTTTAACTAAATATCCTGATAGATTTGATCCTGAATATGTAAAGAAGTTACAGGAATGGGATGATATGAATACTAGAAAAGTTATAGATAAACAGTTCTATGTAGACAAAGCATTAATCATAGAAAAGATAAATGCAATTTATAATAGTCTTTCTGGAAGTTTTGCAGAAGATTCTAAAATTGTTGAAAAAACTAAAGAGTATTGGAATTTAATTATTGATCAGTTATATGCTTATAGAGATGAAGAAAATCATCCTAATGGAATTCTTGTATCTAAAGAGAAAATTGCTAAGATTAAAGAAGCTCAAGAGAAAATCCAAGAGCTCCAAGACATGATTAAAAATGGTAATGGTTTATCACGAGGTGAAGCTAGAGAATATAGAGAACTAAAAGATCTTAGTGAATCTGGTAGAGATTTAACTCAGAAACAACTTGAAGATTTAGAACAATTTGAAATTAGATCTTCTATTTCTACTATACCTAAAGGTGTTAAACAAGATTTAAAGATGTTATATGATGAACTTTCTAGCTTACAAAGCAAAAAAGCTACTGATTACTATCTAGAAGTTTATAATCATCAAATTGATTTACATAATAATAGACAAACTGCAAAAGGATTACCTATAACAGTAAAACACTTTGACAGATTTGACATTGATGATTTAGCTAGAGAAAGAGGATTTGTTGAAAGTATGATTAAGAAAGATCCAGAATTTGAAGAATGGTTCATGGCTAATCATAATGAAGTAGAAAGATGGGATGATGAACTTCAAATGAGAGTTAAAAGATTTGAAAGATTATTCCTATGGAATCAAATAGAACCTAGAGATCCTAAGTACGTTAAAAGTATGAACTGGAAAGAAACAGACAAACATGTTCATATCTGGGGATTACCGTCATTAGCATACTATAAACAAAATATTAAACCTGAATTTGCTACAGAAGAAATTCTTGGTGTAACTGTAGATAATAAAGAACAATATTTACCAAGACTTGATGTTCCAAATAGTCCTTATATTAATCAAGCATATTTTGATTTAAAAGATAATAATGAAGGAGCTTTTAATATTCTTGAAAAAATAAAAGAATTTCATTTAAAGTTTCAAGAAAAAGCTCCTGCATCAGATAAATTATATATGGATGTTCCTAGATATGAAAAAACTAGTAAGGAACTTACTGAAACTAATAAATTTTTATCATCACAAGGATCTGCTGCTAAAATTGCAATTAAGAATTTTGTAAATAAATTTAGACCAAATGCTGAAGATACTGATGAAGGTCTGGGTATTGAAGATAAATTCAAATTAACTAAACTAGATTTCTTTGATGAAGATGAGCAAAAGATTCATATCTCTGGTAAGACTTTAATGGATGATGATCAGGTATCATTAGATGTAATTACATCTGTACTTAGACACATGCACTCAATTGAAAGAGCAAGTAAGTTGTCTGAAATTGAACCAATAGCAAAAGGTTTAATGCAGCTTCTTAATGATCCAAAGAATCAACCAAAGGATACAACTAAAGCAAGTTGGTACCATTGGATCACTCATAAAATACCTGTATTTGCTAATAAAAGAGGAGAAAATATTAGAGCTAAAGCTATTAAAGGTTTGATTGATAGAACATTCTATAATGTTCAGCAAACTGGATTTGGTTCTGATGCTTTAGTACTTCAGAAATTATCTAAAGTAATGATGCAAGCTGCATCTTTTGGATTCTTTGCTCTTGATATACCATCAGGTGTTAAGAATAGATTTGGTCAGCAGTTACAACAGGCTATTGAATTAGCTGCTGGAACAAGTTATGACGGTAAAAGTTTCCTAAAAGGAAAAATGATTGCATCTAAAGCTATGATGCAAATATCTGGATCTATTTATAGTAAAGGTAAACTTCCTTACTATGCTCAATTAGTAAATGCTTTTGATCCATCTCAAGGTATGGCAATGGAAAAACTGCCAGAGTATATTACCAGATCTATTTATAAAGATGTTGCATCTCCTACTAATATATTAATGTCTCCTAGAAAATTTATGGAGATTGAAGCAACATTAGAATATTTCTTTGGAGTAATGGAATTTACTAAAGTAGAACAAACAATTAATGGCGTTACTACTGAAATTCCATATCATGAAGCTTTTGAATTAGTTGATGATAGACTAACTTTAAAAGAAGGTATTGATGAAAAATGGGGTTTAGGAGGAAGTGAATTTAAAAGAAAGAGAATTTTTATACAGGAAAAGCAAAATATTCTAAACGGAGTATATTCTAAATTTGATCAACCAGAAGGTAACAGATACTTATTCTATAGAATGTTTATGTTCTTAAGAAAGTTCTTTATTACAGGTATGGTAAACAGATTTGGTTTCTCAGGTTCCCTATTTGCTCCTAGATTTAGAAGAAATAATGCTTCTCAAACTCTAGAGATGGGTTACTGGATACAATCAGCAAGAGCTCTATCAAAAATGTTAGTTACTTATGGTAAACACTGGCATTATATGAGACCTTCTGAAAAAGGTGCTGTATATAAAGCTTTAACTGAAATTGCCTTATTAACTATCTTATCTGCATTAATTCCAATGTTATTTGGTTGGGATGGAGATGATGATGATAAATATGAAAAATTAAGAGAGAGACAAGGTGGTCCGTTAGGTTCAAAAGATTTTAAAGCATTTGGTTGGTTAGCTAATCATTTATTATATCAGACAATGAGTGTAGCTTCTGAAAACTCTCAGTACTATAAAGTTGGATTCTATTCTGACATGCTTAGTAATTTCAACTTAGCAAATGGCCCATCTTTACAAACTTATGGTAAGATACTAGGTGATGTTATTATGATGGTTCAAGGTGATGATTCAGCTTATTACTCTAAAGATGTTGGACCATATTCTTGGCAAAAAGCAGAATCAGCTAAGATTCTTAATCATATAGGTAAAGCGTTTGCATTAACAGGTAAAACTATAGATCCATCAAAAGCAATTCAAGATTTTGTATCAGCAGAAAACATTTATAAATAATTAGTTATGAAAAAAGGAACACCAGTAAGTAAAACAAATAAGCCTAAAGTAAAAAGAAAGGGAGTTCATAGTAAAACTAAAAACTCCCGTTCTAAACACGCTAAGAATTACGCTAAAAAATATAATGGTCAAGGATAAAAAAAGGGGAGCTAATAACTCCCCAGTATTTTAATCTAAACTTATATTGTTTTCATTTAAGATATCATGAAATTTCTCTCTGATTTTTACAACTTCGTCATAAGCATCTTCACTTAGTTGTTCATTATACTTAATTTCAGATCTAAGAAATTGACTTATTTCCCATAATGCTAAACTATATGAAGTAGCTTTAGTTGCCATTGTAAAATCTTCATTGTCTTCTGGAAGATTAAACTCAAGAATTGCTTTCATCTTTGAAGAATTGTTTAAGGTTTGGTCTTTCATAAGTAACTGGTTTCATTATCTTTCCATCAGCTCTTCTAGTTACTTTACCATAAGCATCAAGTTTGGTCATATTACTTCTGTGTATCTCATTGAAGACATCTAAGATAATATCCTGCATTCCATGTGCTACAATAGTGCCCATAAGAATATATAGTTTATCACCAAGTCCATCAGCAATTTCTACTAAGTTCTTCTCTCTAGCAGCAATATGATATTCTTGATTCTCTTCAAACATTAAAGAGAATCTAAGATCAGATGCTTTAGGATCTATATTAGTAGGTTCAGTATTATAAGGAATATCAAATGCTTTGTTGAATTCAATTAGTTTGTCAGTAAGATCCTGTATCATAAGTTATTGTATTGTTAGTTTGTAATCTTTCAAGTAGCATTGCTCTAAGTAATAGAAGATAATTAATATTATCTCCTATCTTTTCATTTACATATTCTTCAGTATAGTTTTTGCTAAACTGTCCACCCACTTCTAATTCCTGAACCATATCTTTAATACTAACTACATGTTTTAACATGTAGTGCCACAGTACTCCTTCTCTGGTATCGCACATTGATGTACCAATAGCATTTTCAAAATTAGCAAAAGTATTATCTACAGTAGAATATTCTTTTCCTTTATATTTAAGGGTATCCATAAGAAGCTCTAAGGCTTCTTCAGTTGATTTTATGAATTCATCTCTCTTCATTAGAATAAGGATAATTGTTGTTGTTTGTAAGTAGGAATTATTTTAGTAATCTCTTCTTCAACTTTGCCAAGATAATATAATTTGTCAATATCATAATCATCAAAACTTTGGTTTATATCAATTTTGTTTAGAAGTGTTTGTTTGTTCTCTCCAGCAATAACATTAATAATTCTTTTGTCAATTACATTGAATTTATAATACTTATTACCTTTCTTGCTAACCAATAGTCTTAAGACCTTTTGTTGAGGTACTCCATCGTTATCTTTAAAGACCCAATCAGAACCCCTAATCTTGGCACCAATACAGAAATCAAATATATTTCTATTGTTATTTATATACTCATCTGGATTTTGATCCTTGATAAAGTAATTGTAAATAGCCTTTGGTATAACTAATGAACTATGGTTTTTATGTAGAGCAAGATTAAAAAACTCAAATCTACCTTTGCACTTTGTTGCATTGTAAAAATACTTACCTTCATTTTCAGTGAACTTGTAATGAGGATATTCTTTCATTACTTTTTCATAATCTTCCTTTGATACTTCTTTGTCTTTGAGTACAGCAATATAATTGTTTACATCCGCAATAATCATCTCTTTGTATTGATCATGTTCTAATTGCAACTTTGTTATCTTTTCCCATTCAGCACAAATCTCAAGATACTTATCTATATATTTTATAGGAATCATAGTTTCCAAACCATCTGTATTCTGCATAATAGGAAAACAGTGTGGTATTCCTTGAGTTAACATCTCATATAACATGCATAGACTCAATTGTCCATTCATAGTTATTTTCATTGTAAACTCAGGATCATATAGAAAGCAATCTTTATCATTACTTAAACCATAGGTTGAATTAAGAATAATCTTATATACATAGTTCTTTGGATCTTTCTTAGATAGTTTTCTACGTTCATCAAAGAACCATTGATATTGCTCACAAAATTCAGCTTTGGGTAAATGAGCAGGAGCCCATTGATTTTGGATAGCTAAGTTGGGATAGAATGATGTAACATCACTAGTCATAATAACCATCTGTTCATTTGATCTATAGATACCTTTTTCTATGGCACCATGTAAACCACCTAAACCAAATACAGTCTTTACTCCTTTGTAATTCAAAGTATATTTAAATGCATCTTTGGTTTGTAGAGGATCTATTTCAACTTCTTTGAAGGCTTGATATAAATCTTGAAATTCTTTGGTTTCAAACTTTATATAATCCAATAGGATATCTTTAACTACAATCTTTTCTCTAAACGTTCTTTGTTTTTTCAAATCTGATTTACTTATTCCAGTTTTCTTTGATAAGAAATAAAGAAATAATTCCTTTGACATTTTAGGCTCAGAAGCACTGAACAGGTTAATACCATATTCGTTAGTGAGAGTCTTTCTTAAATCTATTTGATCTTTACTCTGATGTAATATCCATTTAGTTGCTTTGACATCATTTAAACAATAATCTACAATTGTATCTATTTGTTCAGATTCAATCCAAGCAGCATGATGTAAAGGCATATCTAATATGTTATGCCATTTAGAAGTAAACTCAATCCATTTTAATGAAGATGCTTTAGCTGGATTATCCCAGTGATTAAGTTTAAATACATCTATTTGTCTAATAGATAATTCCTTCTCACTAAAATCACCAAAGCCACTTTCATTCTTCTTCTCAATAATATATTGAGCATATTCGTATATCCAATTTGCTATTGATTCACCATTCTCCTCTTCATACAGAACTTCTTGATTATGAAGTAAGTACTGAGTAATCTGAGAGTCAAAAGCTAAACCATTATAGGAGATATGCCATTCATTATTAGAAGCATTTTGATTTAAGAAATTAAGTAGTTCTTTAATTTGATTTTTACTTTTATGAACTACAAATACTTTAGTATCTTCTGTCTTATAATGTTCAAAGCATCCTATAAAACAATTTATTATTGTCTCATAGTCCATTACATAATGATCCATAATCTACAATTTAAGCAAACAAAAAAAGGGGATATTTCCCCTTTCCCTGTCTGCATTAATAATATTAAGCTAAAACTTCTTGAGTCTCAAAATATTTATTGTAATCAAAAGTATCATAGTTGATGCTAAACATCTCTAGGAAACTTTCAATCTCTGCTTTGTCTGTAATATAATACTCATGAAATGTTTGAATAGTTCTTCTTTCCTCACGGTAAGATTTTCCATTCATTCTAGCTTTACCTTTTCCTACTGGAATTGGATCACCATTATCATCTACACGAGGAACCATATGAAATGATTCTTTTAATCCTTTTGAAAACAGAACTAGTACTCTAGTTTCTGAATCAAAAATTCCTTCTACATATGGGCAATCTCCTGTTACAGGTATCATCCTAAAGGCTTCACGCCCTTCCCATTCGGATGAAATCATTAGCATGTTCTTCATATTTTGGTTTTTACAAATATACATAAGTTATTTTGTTAATTCCAACTTAAGAACTTCTAATTTAAGATCTTCTTTATCAAAATCAGGTTTTTCACAAAGTTCTCCAACTTCTATTAAGGCTTCCTTAATAGATTTAAAGTCATTAGATGATAATATCTCAGCGTATTTATCTATATACTTCTCAGGATACAGATAACTATCTATATATTCCTGGTGAGTTTTAGACTGCTTAAAGAAAGAAAGTACATTCTGTTTATAGTCTTCTGCAAATTTTGAATACTTACCTTCTAAGAAAGCAGAATATTCATATTTATATATACTAAGGTCAAAAACATAAACACCTTTGTCTTCTCCTACATATTGAAAATCATCAAATTTAGAATTAGCAAATAGTTTAATTTTCTCAAATGTCTTAAATTCTTGATCTGTCCTAATATGATATAGACAGATTAATTTATTATCATCTACAGTATAGTGATCTTTCCAAGAAACATAAGTCTCTATTGGAGTAACACTACTACCTCGTTTAATATCCAAAGCTGGATATAAAAAAATCCTTGATTTCTGTATGTATTCTATATACAATTGTTTAATCATAAGATTACTGTTTTACAAAGTTACATTCCCCATAGCGAATCTATAGGGCAAAGTGAAATCACCACTATTTAGGTGATATTTTGCTTCTTCAATTCTTTGTATAAACTTAGATGTCCATAATTCCATTGTCTCATTTGATACTGGAAAGCAATACACTTGCTCATAAGCATCATAAACTATGAAATTAAATTCAATACGCCAAAGTTCTTGGTCTTTGAATCTAGATAATATTTGGTTTGTAACTAATTTGTGGTACATAGCAGCTTGAAGCCAATAGTTGTAATACTGGACCGTTTCTTCAAACTCTGATATGGACTTACTTGTGGTTTTTAAATCGTTAATTAATACAACTTTGTTTTCATAATCTATAACTAAATTATCTAATACACCTTTGAATCCAATACCCTGTTCTTTATCAAAATATGAAAGCTCAATCTCATTCAAACATTCTAATAATTCCCAGGAAGTCTCTGTAATTAATTTTGTTTTAACAACTCTGTCTTCTTTAATTATTTGTACACCTTTGACACATTTGTTATATGTTTCTTGAGAAACAATAATCTTTGATTCTTTAATCTTTAGGAATTCAAAATAACTTTGGTTTTCACTTGTATTTATTTTATCTAGTCTTTGCTGATCAGTTTTTAATGTTTGATATAAATTAATTTGTTTTAAATAATCAATTATACAATCAGTATAATCAATTAATTTTGAGTCAAGAGTTTTTTCACTTTGATAATAAACATAATCAATTAATTCTTTAATATTTGGATTAGGAATCTTTGATGGAGAAATAATAAAATTATCTTCAAACTTTTCTTTTTCTAGTAATAAAGCATGAATTAATTTTCCTTCAATTAAAAAACTCTCTGGTTTTTCTTCTCTTTGTTTTAAGATGTAATGAGCATAAAATGCTCTGGGTGAAAAACTTAACTTATTCAGACTTGAATAACTGAAGAAAAAAGGAGTCTTTACAAACTCCTGTTCTTCTATGCTTCTAGGTTCAAACATTCCTCTTCTATTTGATTAATTGGTTCATCTAATTCTGCATCAATTTCGGTATTTATTTTGAAATCAAAAACATTAAAATCAATATTTTTAAATCTCCAGTCACCTAAATATGATTTAATTTCTTTAACATACATTTCATTAATTAAATCATAAGCATACTGATTAAATACTCCTTTTAATTTTAGAAAATCAATAATTACATCTAATGTAATATTAGAATATTTATTAACTCCATAATATTCAAGCATGGATTTAAAATTAACATGATTTCTTGATTTAGCATATGCCATTCTAGAACCATAATAATGTTTAAATAATAAAAAGTTATATAAAGCAGAATTATCTAAATCAGAATTAGCCATAATTTCCATAGCTACAGTCCAATCAGATTCTTGATTACTTTGGAATAATTTTTCAATACTCTCATACATTTCTTTATTAATCACATTGTCACTATTAATTTTAGATAAAATTAATTCCTGATTAATAACTTTAGTATTAGGATCAAATAATAATTCAAAAGATTTTCTATCATCAACTCTAATGATCTTTTTAGATCTATCAAATTCATTTTTATACTCTGTATCCATAGGAATAAATCCTATATTTTTGAGTAATAAAATACATTTTTCTAAAATATTCTTTGTTTGATAACTAATAAGAACTTTATCTCTATACTCTGCTTTATCTAATGTATTAATGATTAGATTAGTAGTAGATTGATTAAATAAATTACTATTAGTTATAAGATTTATCATTAGTTCAGAACTGATAGTATATTCCCAAGTTTGAGAAAATAAACCAATTACAGACTTCTCAGAATATACAATATAATTAGCTTTACTAGAATCTCTAGTCACTCTAATATTTTTATCTTCACAATATGTTTTGAATTTACCTCTTGGTACAGAACATCCTGGAGTAAAATAAATTTTATCTTTTTCTACAAAATCAATATTTGATTTTCTTTTTTCTATAAGATCATAAAAATGAGATAGATAACCAATATGATCAGGTAACTTAGTTACATTTTGTAATTCAATTTGTCTTACAACAGGATCAACTAAATCACGTGAACCATTATTGTATAAATCTAAATATAAAACACTTCTTACCATTTTCTTAAGTATTATGGGGGATAAATCCCCCCTGTTTAAATTATTTTACTGCCATTTGAATCACTTTTGGATTCATCATAAGTTTGCTAAACTTAGATTTATTACCATTTAGTATTGTTCTAATTACATAGTAATTAAGATCAGTACCAAAGATATCCTCAGTAACTAACAAAGAAATTCTATTGATCATTGGATCAGGAATACTATGTGTAGTTGCGTAATTCAAACTAAAATTTACAAGTCTTGTTGCTAGAGTACTAGCAATGTCTGCTCTATAAGAAGCATTCTCTCCAATTGTACCATTAAGAACACCTTTTACATACTTCTCATCTTTTGTAAGCATATCTTCAGGTGTTATCAACTTATCTAGTTTGTTATTAATAAACAAAGTAAACAAGCTTGCAAACTCACTACCAACACTACCCTCACCAATATTCTGAATAAGATTTAACTTATCTTCAAATACTGGAATAGAACTAATAGCATTAAAGAATGTAGTAATACTTCTTGCATTTGTCTGTGTTGTAACCAGTTCAGGATGCATCAATAAGAAGTTAATACATCTAGTATCTAGTTTGTTTGCTTCTGCCCAACGTGCCCATACTTTGATATCAAACTTAAGATTAGCTGTGATATATCTGGTTCTCTGTGCATTATCTGTTGAGTTTACCAAGTAATCACCATTATCTGGATTACTAGTTAAGATGATATGCCAATCCTGTGGTAATTTCCAAGAGATATACTGTTGTCTATCAATTAGTTCCATAACTGCTTGAATGAATCTTACATCTGCACGATTCCAGTCATCAAGAATTAATATACCACCTGCTGTTTTATCTGCAATCCATTCTGGTGGACAATAAGACATTCTCTTTAATCCTGTAAACTGATAACCTCTGCGAGTATAATCTTCTACTGCATGCTCATCAGCCCACATACATTCTCCATCTTTACAAACTTCAAATTGTCTAATAGGAAAACCTACTAAGTCACCCAATTCTTCTATCTGTGCAAGATTAATCTTTACACAATTAAAATTTAGTTCATCTGCAATTTGTAGGATAGCTGATGTTTTACCAATACCAGAATCACCCATTACTTCTACAGCAACTGAAGGTTTACCTTGTGCTTGTAAGTATCTATTATTTTCTACAATATGCTTTACAAAATCTTTGACTTCGTCAATATTCAAATTTACTTCTTTTGCCATCTTAATTTAATTTTATAACATTTCCTGGTAACTCATTATTATCATGCGATTGTGCAGATAATACCCATAAACATCTACCTCTTGGTACTAATTGAGTACTGCATTCACCATCTGTAAAATAGATAAGTGAACAATATTTCTTATTATTATTATACATTTCAATTACTGGTTCAAATGAGGTACCACCTCTACCATGTAATTTTATTTCTTTTCTAGGATTATATTCTTCAATTGAACTGATAGCAGAATCACATTGTACTACTGTTATTTCGGTACCAGTTTTATGAATATGATTTATTTCCTGAAAGAATTCTACAAGTTCTTTTTGTGAAACAGAACCAGATGTATCTACAGCAACAAGAATATGTTTTTTAGGTTTAATCTTTAAACCAGGACTATCCTCGTATCTTTTATTAAATTTTCTTCTTAACTTCTTAGTAAATATCTTGCTAGAACCTCCAGCAAATCTTCTAAGATAACCTTTCCAGTCAAACTTGGGTTCTTCCTTTAAATTTATTTTATCTAATAAATTAGCAATAAGTCCAGGAATTTGACCTTTAGCTTTTTTAATTTGATCAGCAACTTCATTCATTAAATGATTAGCTTGCTTTTCAATTAGTTTTTTAGTTGATTCATCTAACTCATCAAACTCATTCCATGTAGAATGATTAGTAGGATGATCTGGATTATTAGCTAATTGTTCTAATAAATCATTTAAAGCTTTTGATTTATTATTCTGTGCAGCATCAAGAAGGATTGTATAATAAGTCTTAGTACCTTCCTTTATTCCTAAACTTAATTCAGGAAAACTTTTTGGTAGTAATGCTCCTTCAGGTAATTGATGTCCATCTATATATTGATTAATTTCAATATCTGCAGCAATATTAAATATTCTATGATCATTCAGAATATCTCTAAGAGATAAATGATGAAAACAGATATGTAATAGCTCATGTTTTAATAAGCCTATTTTATGATCTTCAGATAAACTATTCCAGAACTCTGGATTTATAGCCAACTGAAAATTGATATTATTTCTTGATACACCTGCAGTAGGTACATCTTGTCTCCATACTTTATTAAGCATAATGAGAAAGAGCCCATAGAAGGGCTCTTTTAACATTAATGACTTACTAATTTTCTCTAATGATTCATTATCTGTCATGTTTCTTTTGTTTATAAAATCTTCCTAAGATATTACCATTTAACCATTCATCTGATTCAAGCACTTCATGTACAAATTGATACTTAGTTTCATAGTAAGATAGTTCTGTTTTAGAATGACATATCCTAAGTATTTCCCTACGTATAGGACAACCTTCTTTATGTAAATTCTTCAGTACTAAGTTACTACTATAGTAATTTTGATATGTCATCTTCCTTACTCTAGTATATGTCTTCTTACGTTTATCTTTAGGTAGATTCTTCTTAAGAATTTTTGCTTTTGCATCAGTAAAGAAATTCTTTCTACCAATGTAACTAACTATTCTACCTTCATATGTTGTATCCATTTTATATATGAATCCAATTGCATCATCTGGTATCATTTCATCAGTAAATACCATTCCTTTATATATCCAGCTCATTTTATAATACTTTTAAGTAAAGAGTATAAATTTAATTTAACTTCTTGGGAACCATGATCTTTAACAGAATCTGATATATCTTTAGACATATCAAGATTAGCATATGGTAGATTATACAAACTGTTGTATTTAAGCATTGCTCTTAATCCAGCATCATCATTGTCAAGGATAGTAATAATCTTTTGATATTTTGATTTTAGAATATCAATTACAACTGGTTCAATAATAGTATTCTCACTTGCTGGTGCTATAAATTCTACAGGTAAACCTAAACTATTAAGAGATAGACCATCTTTTAAAGATGATACTATAACCAAATATTTATGTTTATACTCCAACTGATCAAGACCTTGTATGTGAGATTTAAAAGTTAGAAACTTATTGTCTTGATTATATGGTTGATATATTTTATATATCTCACCATTGCTATCAAAATAACCATAGATCATTCTACCTCTTAAGTCTATTATCTTATCACCTTTCTTTAAGATAATATCACAAGGTTTAACATTATATAGTTCTAATAACTTAGAACCAATGTTAAACTTAGACCAGAATTTAGCATCACGTTGTGTCCAGGGTTTGATTTCAAAACTATCAACTACTGTTTTATCTTTAGGTTTAAAACTTTGCTTAATATATATTTTTCCATTACCATGATAAGACTTGTAATCATTAATGATCTTGCTTATCGTTTCTCCATATGTTAATCCGTATACCTTTTCAACTAAATTAATAGCTGTACCTCCATTACCAGAGGAAAAATCTTTATAGAAATATCTTCCATCTTTATAGAAGATCTTCATTGATGGTGTTTTCTCGTTAGGTTTAAATAATGATTTTAAGGTTATATCCTCTCCCAACAAACTACCTGATAAACCTGCATAATATTCAAATATCCAACTTTCTGGAACATCACTAATTGAAAATAAATCTTTGGTTGAGAGCATAATATTGAAATAAAAAGGGCGGGTGTTAGTGCCCGCCCAAATTTATAAAATTCTAATGATTATAATTCAAAATCATTACCAACAGAATTACTCACAGGAAGAGATCCTTCAAATAAATCTACTGGTGCTGATGTTGGTGCCTTACTCAATTTCTTGATATGAAGTTCATTGTCAAACACAATAAGAGCACCTTGATTAGCAGTATCTACTGATTTAATTGCTTCCATTGGCTTAGATGTCTTATCAAATTTTGGAAAGAATAAGTCATAATTAATATAACCATTTTTTTCATATTCCTTACCAGATACTACTGCATTAAAGTAGATATTCTTGAACGGTTTAGATGCATCAAGATGAGAAATAAAATCCTCTATAGTACTAAACTTATTATCTTGAGCTTCAAACCAGTCATAAAAACCTAACTCTGTAGCTACATTCTTTACAAACTGTAAAATTGTTCTATCTCTTTCAATTTTAATTCCTGATTTAGTCATACCATCAGAAAATGGATAAGATCCTGCTTTAATTCTACCAATTTGACCTAGGTGTTTACCTTTTGATGTATCATCTTTATCAATGAAGAAACCATCTAAACCTTCTACAGGTTCTGTTTCACAATGTAAAGTTAAATGATATGCATCTTCTTTATAAGATACTTTGTCTAAAGTAACAGAATTAATCTTTAACACTTTAGCTCCAGGTAATATACTCTTTGACATACCTGATCCCGATGGGATGTTTTTTGTACTTAGCATAGTTATTTATTTAGTTGTTCTCGTAATTTAAAATTGTTGTTCTTACAAATTCTAGGTCATTGGGTATTTCAAATTCATTGAACATACCTTTTGGTGATTTACATGTGTTTTCTCCATTAGTTTGAGTCTCATAGATATATCTAATACCTTTGTCTTTGTCTTTTCTTGCTTTTGCAAATAGGACAATTGAGAATAAACCTTCTAGAGTTACCGTGTTGTCAATCATTTTACCAATGGTCTTTGCTTTAATTCTTCTATTACCATCAATATCCACAGATTCTTCTGAGTGATTAAGAATAAAGATAACTAAGTCATCTCTTAACTCATTCTGAATTCTTGCTACTTTGGTTAAGTTGACAGCCATTTTGGTGAACTTGTCAAAACCTTTCTCCATTGCTTTATCCATATAGTCAAAAGCACTCATATACTGAAAATCATCTATTACAATAGTTTTGATTTCAGGTCTTGACTTAGATACATATTGCAGACAAGATATGATATTATCAGATTCTGGTCTTACATACATATTTCCTGCTGGTTCAGCTTTACTCCATGAGATATACTTACTTTTCCAGCCTTTAAAAGGAAGAGGTTTGTTTGCAACATTAATCAAAAATGTAGATGCTGGATCTAAATTTTCAATACCTGTTGATTTACCAGAACCTGAGTCCCCTACAATTAATACACTTGATGCCATTAGCTTAAAATTAATTTATTTAAAAAAGGTTTGTCACTACAAGGTTTGTTTAATAAGATAGCAGCTAAGTCTTTGATTGTTAACTCACTTATAGGAGCATCACCATCAATTGATGTTACTGCTTTACCTATAAGTTCAAATTCATTAGTATTAACCTTAGTAACATAATCTTTTAAGTCAACTACATATAGTTCAGATACTGGAACCATTGCCCATACATAAGTACCATTGTCAACTTGTTCATATTCAGTTTCCCAAAACTGATTATACTTCCATAAGTATAACTTTCTTTCAGGGTCTTCTGGTTGTAGATTCTTATCTACAAATTCTGTAAAGAAGTCTACACCTCTCTTCATCTCAGAAGGAAAAAATCCTATACACAACTCTTCTTTCCCTTTAGGGATATAAGCCATCTTAGGTATAAAGTCTGCATCTGGTCTACCATAAGCATCTAATGTTGCTTGATGGTACTTTCTCAGTTCTTGTACTTTTACATATCTACTCTCAACTTGAGTAGGTTCCGCTTTTTTATCATTTGTTTTTAGTTTCATATTAGTTCATTTTAATTTTTGCTTGGGGAGGAGTTTCACTTTCTATGATTCTCATCCTATTAAATTCAGCTTTGAAAAAACTCATACGAGTATCACCATTTCTACATTTAAGGAAATGCATAACTAGAACAGTTTCATCATTAATGATATATCTGTCTGGTCCATAAAACTTGATCTTTTGTCTTGCAGGTCTATTAATACCAACAACCGTATCTGCATGTTGTAATAATGCATCACCCCCAAATATGTCTGATTCTAATATGTAATTTGAATACTTACCATCTTCAGTTCTTTCTGGGTTATCAACATTCCTATTGAGCTGACTCAATATAATAAACAGAATAGGATATTTTCTTTTTAGTTCTGTAAGCACCTCACCAAGTTCTGATAGTGCATCCATTCTTTGTTGTCCACTCTTTTTTCTTAGTAGGATTGAGTGATCTAAGGTAATGATAGTTTTAACATAACTACCAAGAACTCTTTTCTCAAACATATACCTTTCAATAATCTCCTTGAACTCATCAACGGTAACGGGTTCCTCTACAATATCAATTGGTAATCCTACTTTCTTCTTTGCATACTCAAAACATCTTTGTAAATCATCTTCTGATAATACTCCATCAGCACTACATAAGTATTTGTATGACTTACCTAGTATTGCAGAGTACTCTCTAACTGCAGAAGTTCTTGCAAGCATCTCTAACTGAAACTCAAGTACATTAAAATCTTCTTTTGGATTGAGCACAAAAGCTTCTCTTATGATTTGATCTTTAATTAGAGTTTTACCAGAACCTGGTCTACCACCAATAACAGTAAGAGTATTCCACTCTAAACCATCAGTAGTAGCATCATTAAATTTAATCCAAGGGGTCTTAATAGATGTAATTAAACCATCTCGTCTACCTCTTAGGTAATCTAAGGACTCTTTCAATCCTTCCTTTTGTGTTTTCCATGTAACCATATAACTGAATTAAACCACTTTATCTGAAAAGTGGGTAGGTTGTTGAGCTAAAGTACCGTCTTCATACATTTCACAATAATTTGCTAATTCTGATTCTTTAGTTCTATCAATTTTGGTTTTACATATAAAATACTGGGAAGTCATCATATATAAATAATTCTTTGATTCAAAGTCTTGTACGTAAAAACTAGTTGCTTTAAGAATAGTGTTCCATGAATATGAATAGTTCTTAAAAAACCATTGAAAACATGCTTTAATATTAGTCTTATGAGATCTAGCATATTTACCACTAGGTAGTTTGAGCTTTGGAAATATATTTATATATGCATCAATATTATCTACAGTTTTATCTTTGTCTTCAATCTTTGGTAGTAAGTGCTTTAGTTTGTTTACTTTGTCTGTGATTATAAAATCTTTGTCTATGTAATCTTTGCTTTGTAATTTTCTTAATTCTAAATGTGCATTTACAACTTTAGGTCTCTCTTGTTTAATTAAGCATTGTAAAACATAAAATTCATTAGGAGACAGATTCATCTGAAATATCTCCTCCAAGAATGTTTCTTCCATAGTATTTAAATATTTCATCATTAATCAATTTGCAATACACCATTGTTGGTTTATCTTTTACTTCAAGATACCCATCAATTTTATGTCTTGCTAATGTTACACTTGTTCTATTTTGCTTTAGAACTCTAGCAACATCTGCATCCGTAAATCCTATAGCATTTGCGAATTTACAAAATATTTGTCTCATAAACACTATATCAGACTTTCTATTCTCAAACATAAAACTGTGAGTATCAAACACTTTGGTGCAAATCCCTCGTAATGAGTTCAATGAAATTTCTGGTTGATTTGTGATTATAAATTCTGCGTGGTAGTATGAATCCTCATTCATTGCATCCACAAACTCTCTTAATTTGCGTTCAAATTCTACTCTATTCATATATCTGTTTTTTAAGTTATTGTTTTTTTGTATATTGTATAGTATCCTAACTATAATGTCTAAATTGAAATGCCTACAGATAATACATCAAAGCATAACGATGGTATTACAAACGTGAAAGCTTGGCTTACTCCTATTTTAATGAGTATTCTTGGTATCATGATTTGGCAAGACATTATGGAAATGAGGGATGATGTTAAAGAGTTGATAAAAAGAGATAGTGCTACACAAATAAGAATATTTGAATTAGAAAAAGATATACAGCTTATTCAAAAACAATTATACATAGGTAACTCTAGAGTTACTTTACCTAAATCTGATAAAGATGAAAATGACTAGAAGAATTTGTTCTAATATTTTTAAAGGTGTTAAAACAACTTTAATAGGTTTAGCAATAATTGTTTTATCTATCTATAGTCTTTTCTTAAAAGATTCTTTAACTTGGTCTGACATAGTTATACCTATACTAATTGGTATAGTATTATTATTATCACCAGACTCAATAGTTCAATTAATTAAACAATATTTAAAGAAAGATGAAAGTATCTGAAGATATCCAACTAAAAATTAGCCTAGTAGCAAATATTATTTGCATGTTCCTTTTATTTCTTTTGTCTATTAAAAAGTATGAGGAAAGAGTACGTATAGTTATTGATCCAAATCTTGAAAAGAAAATTGAGACTATTGAGAATATAAACAAACAACTTAATGATGAACTTGACGAATTATATATTAAACTAGATACTTTACAAAATGTCAAACCTAAAATCAAATACGTCTACCGTGAAAAAATTAAATTTGTTAATACTGCTAATTCTATGCAGTTGGACTCTATCATACGCTCAAACTGGTAAGGATACTATTAGATGCTATAATTCTGTTGAATTAAGAAAGATTGCAACAGGATTAATAAATGGTAAAGAATGCAAAGAACAATTAAATCTTTGTGAAGACCAAGTAGATATTCTTAGAGAAATTACTGATAAACAATACGCTTTAATCTTAAACAAAGATTCAATTATTTCTATACAGGAAGATCAAATCATTATGATTGATAGTTATAATAAAGAACTACAAAAACAATTAGCAGAAGAGTCTAAGAAACATAGAAGAACTAAGACAAAATATAATATCATTACATTTATTCTCTTAGCTGCAACTGGTTACTTTATAATCAACTAATTACCAAATAATTTGTTGTTTACCTTGGCGTATTAAACAAGCATTAATCTTGTTGAATAGATCATCACTGTGCCAATACTCTTGTTTATTATGTGCAGCACTAGCAGGATGGGTTCTCAAAAACTTGTGATTAGTTTCTGGTATACTAATAGACCATTCTTGAGCTTTCTTACCTAAGAAAGCATACACAAGATCTGGTTTATCATATTGAATTACATCAAGCAAAAAAGACATGAATGGTTCCCATATTTTATAGTGAGAACCAATCTTATTTACAGTTGTAGTAAAAGCTGCATTAATCAATAATACACCTTGATTACTCCAGGCTTTTAAATCCGTTATTCTATTATATTCTTGATTTGGATAAACTGTATTCTCTATCTCACCATGAATATATTTTAACGATTGTTGTATATAGTTATCATTTGAACATGAAAAAGCTATACCATCTGCAACATTTGGTTGTGGATATGGATCTTGTCCAATAATTATTACCTTTGTTTCATTATAAGGACATTCTTCAAATGCTCTAAATAAATATTTAACCATAGGTGTAAATCGCTTACCATCTTGGGATTGTCTAAGTAATTCTTGAAGTATCTTATCAAAATCATTACTTAAAATAAATGTTTTTAACACATCTGCCCAACCAGATGGTTTTAATTTCTGATAAAGTTTTATCTTTATCTCTTCTAAATCAATTGTAATCATGGATAATAATAAAGTTAAAGCAATTAAAAATACAGCTATTTTCAATGTTCCTTTCTCAGGAACAATGTATTCTAGAGTAATAGACCTATTTGTTTTTGTCACTTCTATTGAAAATCAAGAAGAGTTAGACAAGGGTCTAAAGAGAATTATGGATAATGATCCAACATTAACTCCAGAGGATCATGCTTATCATTTACAAACACTTATGGTGTTTCTAAAAATAATAGAAAAGGCTGCAACTGATGCAAATCATGTTGAGGAAATGACTCAAGAAGAATTACAAAAACAACAACAAGAAAGAAAAGCTCCTAACCTATAGGATTATTAATCTTGTTGGAGAAATCTATACACATTTGTATAGCAAATCCTAATTCATCTTTAGAGCAATCAGCAAATGATTTAACTCTTGAGATCTTTTTACCTTCAATAACTCTTTCAGTTACAAAACCTGAGAGATGTTTGATGTACATTTTCATGTCCTCAAAGTCGTATCCAAGGTGTAGAGCTAGTTCTCTGATTGAAGCATGTAACTTAGCAAGTTGACCCATAGAGCCATCTTGAGAAGATATTTCAAACATAGCACAAATTCTACTACCTTCTGGTACTTGTTTTACCATTAAGTTATACTGATTCTCATCAGTAACATTAACATATGAAACTTTACCATCTTTTTTGATTAAACGTACTTCTACAAACATAACTATACTGAATCTTGATCTTCTTCATCAAAGAGATCATGTCCTTTATAATCAGGATGATTATCTCTCATATAGTCTATTCCTTTTACATATACATATACAACTGCAACTAGCAGAAGTATTAGAATCACGATTCCTAAAACTTTCATAGGGTTTATTTTATAGTTATTACAGCTTCATATTTTAACCAACCAAAAAACAACTCATAATGTCCATTAAGAGTTTTGTCATAAGTAACACCAATATACGGTAATACAAATAATTGATAGCTGGTTTCGTAAACTTTAAATTTCATAAGTTAGTTACTTAAAGGTGCTTTAATTACTGAATGAGACTGATACTTAGGTAGTTGAAAGTCTTCAATTTGCATACTTTGAATCCAACCATCTATAGTTTGAGCTTCTTTGTTCCAAAACTCTGTATTAATTACCAAATTTGGTAACTCATATGGCTCTCTTACTCTTTTAGGAGTATATACATAATATCCATTATCAAAATCTGGAATAGATAGTGGATTATACTCCATACCTGTTTCATAATTACTATTAAACCAGATACGATATCTTTCTTCATAAGTTAGATCTCTACCTATTTGTTCTTTAGCTTGTTCAATATGATTACTATAGAGATGTACATCACCTAAGTTGCCAATCAATTCATCAGGTATCATGTTTACTTCACCTGCAATAATCTCAAGTAACAATGCATAAGATGCAATATTAAATGGTAAACCCAAGAATGTATCTACACTTCGTTGATTCCACATTAAAGAAATTCCTCTACTAGGTACAGGATATAATCTATCAATTTCTTCATGAGTTGCCTCAATAAAATCACTTGGTTCAAATACTGAGTATGTTTTATAGGCTAAATCCAAACGTTCCTTAATACTTAATTCTCTAGTATAAACTTGGAAACCATAATGGCAAGGTGGTAAAACCATTTGATCTAACTCACCTACATTCCAAGCTGAAACCATAAGTCTTCTACTATCTGGATTTGTTTTAAGAGTATCAATTAAATTTGCAATTTGATCTATCATTCTTTCATCATAGACACCATTTACTTTAGTATTTTGTTCATATGTTGTCCATTTTCTCCACTGTGCACCATATATTGGGCCTAATTCACCATCTGTTCTACCAGATTTATCATAATCTCCATTCCAGATGAAACAACCATTCTCTTGTAAGAACTTAATGTTAGTTTCACCTCTAAGAAACCATAGTAACTCAGTTACAATAGTTTTCCAAGCCATCTTTTTTGTAGTAAGTAAAGGGAATCCCTCAGACATCTTGTGTCTAATTTGTCTACCAAATACTGATAATGTACCAGTTCCTGTTCTATCTTTCTTTTCTACTCCGTTATCTAAGATATCTTGGAGTAAATCTAAGTATTGTTTATCTATATTATTCATCTAACATGTCATCTGTTGTACAATCTGCAAAAGCATATTCAATTTCAGTAATGATATCTTGCTTCATTTCTTCAGTAAATGTTTGAACAGGAAGATTTTCTACCCATTCAATTAGTCTTTCAACTCTTGTCATAATATATGATTTGTAAGTTTAGCGTATCTAGATACACCACTTAATTTTTGGTTTTCTACTATTATAAATTCTACAATTGGGTTATTAGCTATTCTTGCTTCTATATTATCAAATGTAAACCTAAGTTCATTAATAGCATCTACATCATCATAATGTAATGAAAGACCTTTAGGTAATCCATCTTCAGTATAAGAAACCATCCAACCATGATCAGTATTCAATAATTCTCCTGTCATCTTATAAATATTTTTAAAGTTGTACCATTATCTTGATATGATAATTCAATATTGTTAAAATCTCCAAGTTCTTTGTATAGAGTAAGTAGTCTACCAACAGGACGTTCATTTTCACCATGATTAATAATTTCTAATCTGGTAACTCTACTATCCTTGTTTCCATTCATATCATCAATTTGATCAGCTAAACGAGCTTTTGCCATTTCTACTAGCATATCCCATTCTTCTTTTGTCTTATTTGATTTTAGATTACCCATTATTTCTTTTTAAATTGTTCAAACCATTGTTGAAATGATAATTTAATTTCAACGTCTTCGTCTATTTGATAACAGAACCATTCATGAAAAATACCTAATACTTCTTCCTCACTATACATTTTTTCATCAGGAACAAATGTCATTGGTGTTTTTCTAAATTTAATCAATGCTTGTTTAATTTTTTCATAATCAGACTCTTCCTCACTATACATTCTATCTTGTTGCCATTCAGCACCTTTAATAAATGCTGCTCTTAGAAACTCACCATCAAGTTTCTTTAATGGATTAAACCTCCAAGATGCTTGTTCAAGTGTTTCTTGTTTAGGTTCTTCTAATGGACTACAATCACAATATGTAGTATGACCACAGTAACATTTAATTTGTTTAGGTTCTTCATATAACCCTAATTCTTCATCTGCTCTCATTATGTCAATAAGATGTTGCTTTTGTTCTTCAAGTGCTTCTTGTTTAGCTTTAATAGTTGTCATTGTAGTATTGTTCTGCATTATTTAAAGTAATATCTTCAGGAAGTTTAGAACCTTCTTCAAATCCATCATCAACAGCTTTCATTATCTGTTTTTTCTCCATGTCTTTTGCTTCTTCACAAAGTTCATAAATCTTAGATGGAATAGCATATGTATCTTCTAGCTTTACTATTTCCATTTCAAGCCATTCAATTGCTGTTTTACTTCTCATAGTTTTTAGCTTTTTTTACTACTTCAAATACTTTATATGACTCAAGTTCAGCCCAGGTGATTAGTTCTTCTTCATCGGTGTGCAAATCAAAGCTCATGTGCATAAGCTCATGCATGATGAGTCCAAATGTTTCAATGTCTGTATTACATCTACTTAGGTTTATGAATACAAATTTAGGATCTCCATCTTTATAATCTTTATCTACTTTAGGTACATAATTACATAATCCTGCAATGTATGCAGAATCATTAGTGTTATTATGTTTTTCACAATCTGCAAGGTTAAGACCATGCATTTCTACAACATTATAATGTTTGAATATATCACAAGGATTGTAACTCAGTATTAGAGTATACAATGTAAAGTTAATTACTATCATACTATATGTGCTATTCGTTAAATCCTACACAGTAAATTCTAAATTTATCTGTATATGTATTATCCCAATTGTTACCATTTGTACAACATTCATATTCAAAATATCCTTCATAATCACTAGGATATTTAGGATTGTAAGGATAAAATGCTATAAATTTACCTGAGTTTCTTTCATCAGCACCGCAATAATTATCTAATGCTTTTCTCATATTGTCAAATGAGTCTGATGATAATATTGGAAACATGTTTTCAAAATCACATGCTACATAAATTGCTTTAATCCCACCAGTATTCACTGTATTCTAAAATTAGTTTGTGGTAGAGTTTATAATCTCTTTTTTCAATAGCCCAAGAATCATTTTTAACTCTATTGTATTTCTCCATATTAGAAGATATCTGATAGTCTGGAGATAATCTATAGCCATTACCAACTTCTATAAAAGCCATATCTTGATCTACAAGATCTTTAATCAAATCAAAATAAAAATCATTTTTTCTTCTTTCTAGAATTTTAATACAGATTCTTAGAGCTTTTAATGAATGGTTTTTTTCAAAATCACAATCACAAGGCCAGCGTTTCTTATTCAAACACTTATACATTCTCTTTAATTTAAAGAGCATAAGTTTCTCATAAAAACTAAAATCCCAATCTCTATCCTTATAGATTATGGGAAAGTACTCATATACATTTTTAAGACCTATAAAAAACAATTTGATTGAGTGTAGTAAATTTCTCATATTTCTATTTTAAAAATTGTTGAATTCTCTTTTACTTCAATGGATTTGATTATCATTTTATCTTTAGTTTCAAAGTAGTTAGCTAAATTCATTCCTACAGTCATATAAGGCCCACCTGATGGGTCTACCATATCAATTGTAGATGTATCTGAATAAACTAAATTTTCATATAGTGCAAGTGGATTTTTTTCTCCTTCTTTCCATTCATGAACTTTTGATTTGAAATCTATCAAACTTATAGGTTTTTCATTATCCTTACAATATTCAGAATATGCATTATCATATACATTAGGATAACCATATCTCATCCATTCATAATTATAACCAGTCATTTCAACTGTGTCATCATCAATCTTTTCAAAATTTATATTATCTCCGTATCTGTTGTAGTAGCTTGTTTTCATGTGGTTTAAATAGGGGGTTGCCCATTATAGACAACCCCGTAAATTTAAGAATTATTTGAGAACATTTCCAAATCTCCTCCACTATGTACATAAACATATTTACCATCATTCTGTAAACAAAGTTCTTTAAGTTCTTCATTTAGACCATCTATGAGGGAAATAGCATTTGTTTTATAGGGAAAATCTTTAGTTTTTACACTGTCTTGACCATCATTAATAGCAAGAATTTCTGGTTTCTCTTTTGACAAATCAATATTAAGATTACATAATTTATTATAATCATTAATCTCACTATTAATATGATTTACCATTTCACCAAGATGTGTATCACCACCATTAGGTTCAGTAGAAAAGGTAGCCCAAAAATCTAAAGCAGATTTTCTATCATGAATATGAGTAAAGTGTAACTCATGCTTATCATGTACAAAATAGCTAAAGAATATTTCTGCTTCACCTTTCATTGCATATCTCAAACGATCTACAAGCATTGCTACAACTATTTGTTGTTTATCAGTTTCACACATACTACCAGAATAATCTAATAGAATAATGATCTTCTGCTTATGTTCTGTTTTATCAATTGGTGTATTAATAACCAATGATTTAGTTAGAAGTTTAGCATCAAATGTTGGCATTAATCTCTGATACAAATCTGCTTGATATACTTGAGAATAATCACGCATGATTTTCTTAGTATTGATTCTAGAATTTGGTACTATTCTTTCCTCTATTTCTTTTTCAATTTTGAATTCAGAACCTAAGTTCTTAATCATAGAAATAAATTTAATAATCTCAAATTTATAATCTTTACTAAATTCATGCATATCAAGTAACTCATTAATTTCAGGGTCTTTATAAATTTCTTCATGAAATTCAACACCTTCTTTATTGAGTTTATCAAGTGCCTCAGAAACAGTTAGTTCTTCAGGATTTGGAGAATTACCAATTAATTCATTAAATACATTTACAGCTTGTTCTAATGGAGTAAAACCAGGAATATACTTATCCCAAAGTTCATCATAAATCTGCTTCTTTTGAGATAGTTGCTCTACCTCATGCTCCGATAGCTTAGATTCATCATTAAACTTTTCATCAAAGTACTCCTTGTCATCAATCATTTTGTGAAAAAAGAATCTAGCATACTCTTTAATAACTTTACGATTTGCAGCAGTATTGTTATGATACTTTAACTTCTTAGAGATATCAGTATCTTTTGGAGTAAAGTAACTCTCATGATTCTTAATAAATAAATCATCATCAGAATCTTCTACAATACTTGTGTAACCAAAATTACCCCAGTTCCAAGTTGAACCATTTCCATAACTAGTTTTGTAACTAGATTTGCCAGAACCATAAGATGAACCATATCTACCACCATAAGATGTAGTAGAAGGTACATCATCATCCCAGCCATAACCATAACTACCATAACCATAGTTGTCATTGGTATAGGATTTACTGGAGGACTTGCCTCCAGTATACCCACTAAAATACTTACCCATTGAGTTCGTCTATTGAAATTAATAAATCAAGCTTCTTCTTGTTTGTTTCATATACAGTTGTGAATGCTTTAACAGCTTCACTTGTTGTTTGTACCAAAGTATCATCAGCTTTAATTGCTTTAAGCTTAGTGATAGCAGAATGCATTGATTTATTAATTGCCATTGCAGTCTTAACATCTTGAAGAGTTGTTAATTCTGCAGTATCAAAGTTATTCTTGATATCTGTAAGCTTTGTAATAAGCTCATTAATCTCAAAAATACTCTTAAACTTAGCAATTGATGTCTTAAGAATATCTGGTTTACCAGAAAAATCTGCAACAAAATTCAATGAATCAGGACCACATTGTGCAATAATCTTTGCTGCTTTAATTGCAATTCTTGGAGAGATCACACTGTTGGCAACAGCATATTGCTCTAGAATATACGTAAGCAAAGGATCTGCAAAACCTAGTTTAGTTTGCAACAAATTCTCATAAGTAATACGGTTATGATTATCCCACTTTACTTCTAGTTCTAATGGAAAACGTTCCATCAAAGCTTTCAATGAGTTATTCTTAGCAAACTCTTCACGAGTCTTGTTAGTACAACAAACAATTACTTTAGTTTTAATATCAACTATCTGTGTTCCATTACGGAATGTACCAGATGATAAGATATCTTTCAATTGCTCAAGAATAAAATCAGGAGCATCAAACAATTCCTCAAAGATCACATACTCGTGATTCATGAAGCTATTATCTACAAGGTATTCTATCTTACCAGACTGGTTAAACTTAGGTAAATCCAGACCACCAAATAATCTATCTGTGGTCATACCTGTACCCATAGTAATTACATATGGATCAATACCCATTTCACGTAGGTATTCAATAGTAAATTCTGATTTACCATATCCACCCTTACCATAGAGTATTACATTCTCATCAGTATTCAATGCAATGTTTAGAACCTTCCCAACATTATCCATATATACAAATCCTGATGTTGCATTATTTACATGTAGTTCAGTGCTTTGAGATTCAACTTTGTTTTCTACAATTTCTGGTGTTGCTGTTAATGTTGCCATTATTTTGTTTTTTAAGTTTAAGAATTAAATTACTTTGAGATATACAAGTCATTCCAATAAAATTTTATTTATACAGTCTTTGTGTTTACAATATTCTCTGCAACACTTAATATAATATCTACATTAATGTCCTCATGTCCATTTTTTTGGATTAATGTGAACGCTTGAGGATTTTGTTTGTGTAGATCTTGATTAAGTAGTATTGCAAGTTTAATAGGATTCCCTTGAGAAGCCATTAATAAATACTTTTCGTATGTGCTTAATTCAACCATTTTTTAAATACAGTTTTTGAATATACTCTTTGAGTGTCTACAACAGCTCCTTCATTCATATACTCAATAGCTTTCTTTTCTGATATTTCTGTAATAATATTTACATACTCATCTCTTTCAATACTATAGTAACGTTCTTCACATCTACCCTCAAACATTAATATTGAATAAATAATTGTTACAACTTTTAACATAATATTTGAATTTTAGTTTGATCAAAATCTGATAAGGCATCATTAGTCCATTTTTCATCAACTGTACCCCTATAACATAGTATATGGATTTCTGATGTTTCATTTGGATTTAATCTTAATAATCTACCAATTCTTTGAGAAGATTTTCTGTTGTTACCATATGCATGTAAGATAATACCACGTTTAAGATTAGGTATAGTAATACCTTCACTCAATTGTAGTACACAAGACAGTTGCATTATTTTACCTAGTTTAAAATCATCTAGGTTTTTTTCTGCAGTTGTTTTTCCAGAGTAATAGCTAGTTTTGCAGATTGCATCAGCTTGTTTTTTGGTATTAGCGAATACAATAGTTTTATCAGAACTCTTATTAAGAAATTTTTTAGCATAATTAGTTTTAGATGCAAATGATTGTAAAGCCCTCATTCTCATGATACTAAGATTCTGTATCATAAGTTTATTTGGTCTTGGATTATTGATTGCTTCTGCTAACTTATTAGACCAAAACTTATAAATGATTTCTTCTGATGCAAAGCCTTTACCAAACTTAGTATTCTTTGTCTTGTCTAAGTCTAGATGATGTATATAAATTTTATAATCATTTAGAATCTTATTATCTACAGCAAAAGATACACTCTTAGTATATACTACAGGACAGAAACTAGATAGTAAATCATGTTTAACTTTATCTCTACTTGTTGGTGGTGTACCTGTTAATCCAAGTATAGAACCTGAATAACTATTTAACCATGCTTTATGTGTAGGTAGTAAGTTATGACACTCATCAAGATATATTTTCTGATAACCTAAAGATTTCTTAGATAGAGATCTATAAGTAGTAAATGTAATATGATCAAGTAGATACCCTAAATTAAAACTATGTGCATCATCAATCCAAGATTTATAAATAGAGACTTTAGGTGCAACAACTAAGAATGAGCTATATTCAGTAAAGTTTTGAGCCATATCAAGGAGTCCGAGTAATGTTTTACCCAGACCCATTGACATAACTATAGTTCCTCTATTATGTTTCTTTATTACTGCTAAAGCCTCTTTCTGAATTTCATCTTTTTGATTCATAACCTATTCTCTGATAATCCTAATTCCTTAGCTTCTAATGGATGCAATTCAATCCATGTGTGACAAACTCTACAAACAGCAATCCAACTTGGTACATCAAGTAGAAAGGGACCACGCCCTTTCTTATGATGAATATCAGTTGCTTGAAAAGTACAGATTGGTAGTTTAGCCTCACAAGTAGAATGTTTAGTTAGATAATCAATTCTTAACTTTGAATACAAGGATTCAAGAGCTGCTAATTTAGTAGATTTTGACTTAAGTTTTACTGGTTTTTTTGCTGGTGCTAAAATTGGTTTATTTTCTTTAGACCAGCATTTCTTACAGTATTTCTTTCCATCAAAATTCTTCCAAATTAGCTTCTCTTGCTCGCAACCATCACAGTGCTTCTTTTTAGGAGTTATCATCTGAATCCTTTGATTCTTCTTCATCATCATGCATCCCTGCTAATGAGTAAGCTTTTTCATAAATATCAGGAGTTGCATCCTTGATAAAATCTGCAATAGGTTTTAATTTATCTTGAACTGATTTTGCACAAATATACCGTTTGTTAACTGTAATTTCTGCAATTTCCTCTTCTGATACAGAATGAAAACTCTTAACACTACCAATCATTGGTATTTCAATACTTCTAGTAATACCTTTATCACGAATAACTCGCTCATAAGTTTCTACTAGTGTATCATTGATTGTGCTTAAGAACACAATTTGCTCGGCTGATAATTCATTTAGATTCATTTAATTCAAAGAAATTTTTAGGTAAAACATTATGAGTAATTAATTTATTAACTATTTGTTTCTTAGATATTCCAAGATCTTTAAAGTTAACAAAATTTTTGAAAGTTGGATCAATTAGATTACCATATTCTTCATTCAACTCTTTGGTTATTGACGATTTTGGGAACAATGCCTTAAATAAGTCATTAACTATGTTGTTACACAGTTCTTGTTTCCAAATGTTCAATATGCTTTGAGCATGTCTATGAGTTTTATTAATTCTATTTTGTTCCTTGTAAGGAATAGCTTTAATCTCACTCTCTGAGAAATTTGATAATCCAAATAAAACCTCTTTATACAGTTTATTCTGTACACTGTTAAACTCATCTCTTTCATACTTCATTCTGAAATTAGAGTTTGTAATTTGTTTTTCAACCTTTGCTTGGGTAACTTTGATTTTGTTCATTTGATTTAGTTTTAAAGTGAGAAATCTTCTGTTGGTTTTAAAGTGATTGTTCTTTTGTACTGTGATTTAATTTCATCTGAGTTAGTATGTTGAACAAACTCATCAGACTGTGTCAAATCTTCTGTATACATGCATTTTCTGTAAATTGGTTCATCACCAACTTTACATTGAATACCAGTAATACCTGCAAGTTTGATATCCTTCTCAGGATTTTTAACATTGAATGGTTTTACTGATTCTTTAATAATAATTTTACCGTTTAAGACTTGACCAGATACATAACCTGCATCTTCTAAATCTTCTACTTTACCAGGAATAAAAGCAATTAACTTTTTACGAGTTAACCAACCTTTTTCATCAATAATTGATCTTGTTTGTTCAACTCTAATGTGACCAAATCCTGAATTTGATTCAGATTGGTGCACAACATTTCCATCTTCGTTTGCTACAACTGTTACTTTTGACATAATAAATAAAATTTAATTTAAAAAAAAAGAGGAACTAGTCCTCCTCATCTGTGTAATCTTGATCTAGTAGTTTTTCTAGATCTGAAACATCATCTAATTCTTTGATTAATGTTTCTTCTTCTTCATCTTCATCTATAATTTGCTCATCACCTAGAGCAGAGTGTAACCAAGGATTATTAGTAAATTCTCCTTGATTATAACCAACTAAATTTTGAAAATCTGCATCAGACATATTTAAATAGTCTTCAACAGATATCTCAACTACTTTACCATTTGAAAGTTGGTATAACATCTTTACTTTTATATAATAGTAAAAGTAGTTGAAATATCTAGTAATATTAAAGCTTTTTAATTATAGTCTAATTAAATCGCTAAGTTAATAGTAACAGTAATATTATTACCTGTACGAATAACATTTACATTTTCTTTTGTTAATACAACAGCATTAGAAACTCTAGGTTTCTTATTTACCATTGGTTTGTTATAATTAACAACTGGTTTTACATTTACATCTTTTGATGTAGATGATTTAGATTTGTTATTAACTAAAGTACGTAAATACGTTGCATGATTAAAAGGAATACTCATCAAATTAGATATTTGAGTAGTTGACATTCCCATGTTCATTAACGATTGTACCTTGTTAATGTTTCTTGTTGTTACATAGCTTGCTCTTTTGTTTGCCATTTTAATTGTGATTAATTTGTGATAATAAAATTGAATTGATTGTTGTTACATTTATCGTTACTTGATCATTTACACAACCAGTACCTATGCTAAAAGTTACAGTATAAGTTCCTGGTATTAAATAATCATGTATAGGATTTATTTCAGTACTCGTTGTACCATCTCCAAAATTCCATAAAATATTATAATTTGCAGTATTACAAGTTTGTTGCAATATAGGCGCAGTAAATTGAAAAGATGTGCAGGTTAAAGTTTGAGGTTGATTTAATATTAACGGTTGATAATTATAATAAGATGCATGATTTGGTAAACTAAATCTACTACTTCTTCCTAATAAGCTGATATTTAAGTTTGTATAGTTACAACCTATACCTACAATATTAGGATTGTTTATAACTGATAAACTAGTAGCATTTCTAGTTACATAGATCTTGCTATCAGGAGCTATTTGTAATGCTCCCATAAAAGGACCAGTATTATATACAAGATATCTAGAAATAGGATTTGCACATAAATCAAACTGAATTAGTGCTCCACCATTTGTACTAGCATACAATACTTTGTTATTAGGTGAAAATTCACAACCATATAAACCTTGATCTGATGCTAATGTTTGAGCATTACTCAACCAACCTGTTGCATTGTCAAAATCATATAACTGTAATTTATTTCCACCTGATCCTGTTAATCCATAATAACAAGCAGCTATTTTTTTACCATCAGAACTTGCTTTTAATTGTCCATATGATGTTTGAGTAATACCAGATGGAACAATACCTGTAGCTGACCAAGCTTGTACATTACCTACCATTAAATTAGTTACAGACCATGTTCTAAAAACATTACTGTTCCAATCATGAGATATAACCCAAAAATCTACATTATTACAATGTCTTACAACACATAGCTTTTCACAAGAAGGTGTATGTAAAGAAATATTTTTACTTGTTACTGCTCCTAAACCTAAACTTAAGGTCATATCTACTATTGAATAACAAATACCATTTGGTCCAGCATCATTATCTGATGTGAATATATAGTATATGTTTGCAGCACCTGGTTTTTCAACAATAACAGCAGATTGGGTTGAACTAGCATCACCAAATAATCCAGTACCATTAGTCATAACTAAGTGGTTTCTATTATAAACGGTAACACCGTCTGTATAGAATAAGAGATTACCAGAGTTATCTGATATTGTAGCTACACCTTCAGTAGTTACTACAGCTCCATTTATTAGAGCAACAGGAACACCTGTATTAAAACTTACTCCTGCATTTGTTCCAAAATACCAATTAGAATTTTTTCCAGGTTGGGAGTATAAGCTAAATGAAACTAGTATAAAACAGTAACAGTACCAGTTTTGAAACCCCATTTTGATTTTACGTCTTGCCATAATGCCTTGTAAACATATACGTCTTCTTGTACCATATATTTTTTATAGTATCCATCCCACATATCATCAAGTGAATTACTTTCATAGATAAGTTCACCCCATCTATTATAGATTAGCAATTGATATTTCTTTATGTTATATCCTTTTACCTCAAAAACATCATTAAAATAATCTCCATTAGGTGTAAAGCTATTTGGAAAGAATATTGTTGATTTATCACATTCTGATACCTTAACTACAAAGAATCTTTTTTGATAATTACAAGTGTATTGATCAATATATTCAGCAGTTATTGTATAAGTACCAGGAGTACTCCATTCAACTGTAACTGATTTATCATAAGCAATACCATAAGGCGTAACCCATTTTAAATCAGCTTCTTGGTTAAAAATAAAATATGTATATTCTTTCTTTATAAAATCACATAAAGATATTTCTTGGATACTTTGTCCAAAAGATACATTTACTAGAAATAGTAAAGCAAGAAGTAATTTCATTAGTTGTGTTCTATTAAACCTAAGTTAACAGAGTCGTTTACTGTAACATTTATTACAGTAGTTGCTGTACATCCTGCACTATTAACCGAATAGCTAATAGGAAAGGTACCATTCCCAGAAATATTGGGACAAAATTGATTGTTTAATACACCTGTGCCTGTAAATTGACCATTAGGTATTGATGCTGTTAAAGATACACAAGCATCACC